GGAGTAGCATACGACCGCGAGTCCGTATTGGGTGGTCCCGTCAGCTCCTACCGTCAAAGCCGCGCGGCCCTGAATGTCGCGCACGTTACCCGATCTTGACTGCGTGGTAGCAGCGAACAGCCCACTTGCAACCTTAACGCCGCCGGCGACGGTAGCGTTAGTTGAGTATTCGGCGATAGAGGCAGCGTCGACAGAGGTCCAACTGCCTCCGCTAAAAGTTGGCGCGTAAAAGGCGTCCCAATACCCGTCGGCGGACCCGATCGCCTCGATCGAAATAACCTGCATCTGCCCACGGTTGAGGATGGAGTTGAACGTAGCCTTGGGACGGATGGCCAAGACCATCACGCCAGCGGTGCTTATGGAGGTTCCAGTTCCCGTAAGTGAGACTCCGCGGTTGAAGGCGACGTCCGTGGCGAATCCACCCTCGCTGACGATGGTGGAGCAGATCTGCCGCAACCACGTTGCACCGCTAGTAACGCCGGTCGTTACGATCTCGTAAGCCGATGGCGCGTTCGCCGTGGTCATGTAGACCGTCGAGATGTTATTCGCATGCAGAAACTCGTGGACGTAAAAGATCTTGCCGTCGACCACAAAGCCGAATCGGACCCGCCCTACGCCCAAGTATTCGAGATCTATGATGAGGATCTGAGCTTTCGTCCAGTCGAGAGTGACTGTTGAAGGGCCGGTTCCGTCCATCGGGTCGATGTTCCACGAGGCCTGCGCTACTGCGGTATCAACAGCAGTCCCAGAGACGTAGGACCGAACAACGACAGAGACTGTGCTTCCACTTCGCTGCAAAAAGACGCCGTTTCGAGCGTCGAACATCCCGACCCGCATGATTGTATTCGTAGCCTCGGGACCCATGACGAAAGTCCCGAGGAATAGTTGGGACTTTCCTGGTTGGTAGCGGGCATACTCACGAGAAGCCCGGAATACACGGTCGCCCGACGCAGTTGTTACATCCATCCGAACACTCGACTCGTTAGGCAGATGGGTTGCGGAAGCTGCGCCAGCAACGATCTCGTCCCAAACAGTCGGAAGTTTGTCGTATTGGAACTGCGAGTTGATAAGCTCGACAGGGTCCGAGATACGGAGCCGTCCGAACGCGTCGAGGTTGGGCGAGTCGCCAAAAGATAGCTGTTTTGCGGAGAGGAAGCTCATAATCAGATGATGTGCCAGGATACCCCGTCTGATACCACAGACAGGCTATCGTATTGAACGGTGATCGGCTGGGTCCCGGAACCGTCGATCGTATCCGCGCCAGCTGCGGTGATCGTCACGGCGTTGGCCGTAGCATCGACTTTCTTGACGATGAAAACGATACCATTCGAGCTGACGGCTGCTGGGAGGTTTACCGCAATCGGGCCCGCGGCTGCGTTGACGAGAGTTACCCCCTGGTTGGTCAACGCTACCGGGCCGACGGCATAACCAAAAACCGTCAGAAACGACGGGGACGTCGCGGCGGAAGGCGTGAGCTTAACGCCGGCGGTAACAACGGCCGCCGGAGCGGCAGCCCCCAAAGACCCCAGGTTCCTAAGGGTCATCTGGGTCCCGCTGGCGATCGAGACGATGTAATAGACGCCACCAGAAGCTACCGTCACGTAAGTATCCGCGGAGAAAATCGTGGTATCCGCGACGGAGACTGCCACTGTTGCGCCAACCGCGGGCTGGACGTAGTTGGCAGTCAAGTAGGTGTAGGCTCCCCGCCCGCGCGCGCCCCCGACAATCGCCAGCTCCGACCCCGAAGCGTTCACCAAAGCTCCAGCGGCAGCGTTGGCCGGCTCGTCGTAAAGGTTCTTCAGGACAACTCCGCCACCAACCGAGACGACTTCATAGTAGCCGCCGGTCTGCAGGAAGACGGTCTGCCCAACGGCGATCAGATCCTCGACCGAGAACACCAGAGCGGCCGTGTTGGAACCGGGAGCTGGCTGGTTGAACGTGGTCAGGCATGTGGTCGTGGCGCTGGGGCCGGCCGAGCCTTGGGGACCCGTAGGGCCGGGATCGCCCTGAGGACCAGCAGGACCCTGGAGCCCCTGAGACCCGTTCGAGCCCGCGGGGCCCGTAATGTAGATCCTGGCGCCGGCGAAAATCGGAGTGTTGAGTGCGACTGAGCTGGAGATCAGCTGAACGAACAAAGTGCTTCCAGAAACCCCGAGCACCTCGTAATAGCCGGATCCGGTCACCCAGATCTTGGCCCCGGCGGAGAACGGCGCCGGATCGGACACCTGAAACGTGGTCGCCGGGCAGGTCGAGTCCGGCTGCAAGAAGTCCGAGGTCAACGTGACGTAGGCGTTCGCGCCCGGGGTGCCGGCGGGGCCCTGCGGTCCGGTCGGACCGGTCAGGCCGGTAATGCCCTCACCGAAGAGCCGGAGAAAATAGCAAGCGAGCCCCTCGCCGTCGAGGCGAGGGTTATTCTCCAGACCGACAGCAAGGTCACATGGGAGCGCCCACACGACGGCGCCATCGACGACGGACTTGGTCACGACGCCGAAAAATTCTTTGGTGAAATTCTCCAGTGCGCTGGGCAGACACTCGCACGCGGCGTCAGGCGGCGTGCAGGTGGGGCACGGGTTGCACTCGGTGATATTCTGGGTGCAGGTGCAGGCCATATTATTTCTTGGTCAAATGTTTCACGAGGTCCTGGGCGTCGCCGTCCTGGGCCCGCTCATGCTGTTCCCGAAACAGGCGGGTGATCTCGTCGGCCGTCCAGTTGGCTTTCTTCACGATCTCGTCCTTAAACTTCTCTCCGCCGCGCAAGACTTGCCCGAGGGCTTTGCCGGCGAGCCGGGCAGGAATCTGGGCTACTGACAGCCCCAGGCCGACCGCCGGATTGGCCGCCGCGCCGAGGGTTCCAACGACTTTCAAGACCACGTAGCCGGCCAACCCCAGAAACAAGATCACGGCCAGAAACGAGAAATACCCAATCTGGACCAGCCCAGTCCCTTCGATCTTCTTCCCCGCGTTCTTGTCATTACTATCGGCGAAAGTGCGAACGTCGTCAACATACCTCGCCGTTTCGTAGTCGAGCTGTCCCGTCAGCTCTTGGGCCGGTTTCTTAAAAGGTCTTAGCGGAGGGCCGAGGCTGGTGCTTAATGCGTCTGCCAGTGACGCGGCCTCGCTGACGGGCCGAACATCGTCAGGGGAGCGTCCCTCCGCCAAGAATTTGTTCTCGATGCCTGCGAGATGTTGGTTGAGCATCCTCGCGGCCTGTCTGCGTGTCTCTTGGAATCGATACTCAGGGCGGGGAAACTCCTGGACCTTATCCTGGAAGAACTCAACTTGCTTTGGGACGAGAGTCGAGCAACCGACTCCTGCAGCCAGAGCTAGGATTAGCGTCCATCGGATCACAAGTATTGCCCACCGGTTGCAGTAGCTCCTGCAGTGTTACCTGGAAAATAGTTAGCCCCTCCACCAAAAGTGTTGATGACTGAGTTGCCGATCGCGTTATACCGCCGACCCGTTACGGTTCCGGTGAAAGTCACCCCAACGGTGTTGAAAAAGCCCAGGGTATTCGTCAAGACGGTGTCCGTAACGGTAAGCACACCACACGCTACGGTGATCGAGGCTACGTTGATCTCACCTTTTGTATCGACACTAAAGAAATACCCAATCGTTCGACCTCCGATGTCGGCTTGTGTGCCGAGCAGATTAACGCGGCCCCCGGAGGATGCGTAAACGTTGACTCCGGTTGCCACGTTGGTCCCATAGACAATGTTGGAAGCCTCGACGCTATTGTTGGCAGTCGCGCGGAGCAGATTAGTCCCGGCGGTCGCACCGGTATACTCTAAGCGGAACCCGTTGACATTCCAACGGCCTTGACAATCGAGAGTCCGGTTGGTCGTTCCGGTATGACGAAGGATGACACTTCCTGGAGAAGAAGCGTTTCCGAGTAAAGTATACCGTCCGATACCGCTAAACCCAGCCGGGAGGACAACCGGGTCGGCAGACGAGTAGGTCCCGTTGGCCACGTTGACGGTCACCGTGTAACTTAGCGATGAGCTGACGTATCCAGGGATGTAGCTGGCTGCAGCGGAAACGCCGGCTTGGATGGTTAGCTTGGGCGAAGCCAGAGTCAACCCGTCGTTCGCGTCGTTTCCAGTTGGATCGACGTAGATGTTCAGGTTGGCCTCCAGCGGCATCGAGGAAAAGAAATTGGTGTTCGCCTTCTGGAAAGCGGCTCGGATCGTGTCGCCGGTGCCATCGTTAGCAACCGTCCCGACGTTGATTACTTGTCGTGCAGGCATAGATTATGGGTAGAATTGAGGGTATTTGGCCGAGACCCAGAAATCGCGGACCAGCAACTTGGTCGTCGCGTGATTCCAGGCCATGTTGAAATAGTTGAAAGCTCCGTATGTCGCCTCATCGACGGCCAGGGCCCCCTGACAGTATAAGGCGTTGGTTGTTGCGAAGGCTAGCGACGGAAGGATGGAGTAATTTCCCCTGGCGTCGAACGGCGTGCTCGTAAGATCCGAAGAGTAATCCACCGAGGCCTTCCGGGATTCGTCCCTGCTTATGCAGGTGTTAAAGTAAAACTGCGTCACCCATCGGACGTAGAGCGTATTAGCCGCTGATCTGCGAAAACTGAAAACGCATCGCGACCATGTCTTGGATCCGTAAGCCCGGTTGTCTGGATTAGCTACCGGCCAAACCGATTGACAGTTGGGGATGCCCCAAACAGTGTTAGACCCGATGTTAGTCGACACGTTCGCGTTCCAGAGACCGATTCGCTCCGTGTTGAAGGTATAGCCGTAGTTAGTTGCGGGGGTGACTCCGGCAAACGTCGCCTGGGCCAGCGTCCTTGCCTTGGTTCCACTTCCATTGCCGATGCAGTATTCGCCGGCTTGCCCGTATTTCCGAGTCGTTCCAGAGCAAAGACCAAAAAACCACTCTGCACTGGTCAAGTTTCCCGTTAGAGCGGGTTCTGAGACCGCGATCGAGAAGCCGACGCTAAGCGTATCTTCCCAGGCCGGAAGCTGCCGGATCACACTGGTCAGTCCACCCGCAGAAAACTCGATCGCGTCGACCGCGGTGTCGGTAGAAACACGACCGCTGCGGTATGAAATTTCACACCGAGACTCGTGAGCGGCTTTTCTAAAGGTGATTGCCATTAGACGATCTTGGTAAGGATGGTGTCAAGGTAGAACGGCGATTGATTCTGCCACCACCCGATGTCCACAGAGTCGAGGGTCCCATACGTGGCCTGCTCGTCCGTTACCGAGAGCCCGGCGGCAGCTTCGGTCGTGTTGACCCAACCGTAACGAGAATTCGCCCGAGTTGCGATCGTCGCCCAGGTGGTCGAAGTGTTCAGAATGTCGATCATCTCGTAAACACTAACCGACCTCGTAATAGGGCATGTCAGAATGTCAGAGACGTAAAGGTTCCCACCGGAAGTCCTAAACCTCTGGATCCAGCACTGCTCTGAGTTCAGTAAAAATCCGAGCGATACCGCGGTCGCGGAAGTGACCGTTCCGTTTTTAACGCTTCTCGGGATAAAACCGCTAGTCAGGTAGTCTCCGGACGTATAAGGACTCGGTCGCAAAAGGTTAAACGTCCCAGAGGCCGAGCTCCTCCGCCCGATCCAATACGTCTGAGTCCCGTAGACATCACGCGCGGGCAACGATCCCGTCAGTCCGTTGGACAGACCGAAAGAGAACAACAGGTTGGCTCCGTAGCCGATTCCGCCTGATGGGATAGCCCCGTCCCACAGGAACTCGTTCTGAACGTAAAAGTGAATCCCGATCCATACCTCTCCCCAACCGGATAGGTTGCCAGGAGCGATCTTCCGGGTATACCGACCATTCTTCAGCCGAAGGGCCTTTGTGGTGGTCCCAGGGATGTAGGCGATCTGATTCTGATGTCCTAGGCCGATTCTGCTCATTGGCTCCACCCTCCGGACCAACCTTCACCACCACTGGCCCCGATCAAATCCTGACCGTCCGTGTAGGACGACAGGTCGTCAATAGCTACTATCTGGCGACCGGAAGTCTCCCCGACGAATGCAGCGGTATCCCAGCCTCCGCCGCGTGTTATCTCGCCATCGTTGATGTAGGTGCCTGTGGAAGAGATGAAGTAGTTCTCGAAGCTTTCAAATACTCCACTCCAATACGGCATCACGTCGCCGCCGTCGATTCCGCAGTCTGCCCGGACCGTATCCGCATCAACAGTCTCGCAGATGTTATCCGCCAGACAATAAAACACGCAAGGCGCCCGTCTATTCGGGCGGAGCTTCCGCATGAGGATCGGATTAGGCATCAGTCCTTCTCCACCTTATCCCGGATCTGGCGCAGCACGATGTCAAAAAGAGGACACTCTTCCGGGCATCGACGATACGGACACTCGTCCGGAACCTTTGCGTGCTCCTCGACTTTGCGGCGAACTTTCCGGACCTCGGAAGCACGCCGCCACTGCCAGACGGTCCAGGCAATAGTCAACAACAACATTCCGATCTTGAGAACCTCTTCAACCTGGAGGAACGTTACGCCTAGTATCGTCCCCAAGTTTACGGCAGGCACCAGGGTCCAGTCCTTGAGTCTGTCGAGAAAAGGCCACATCGTAGTTTTCGTTTTCATGGCCGTCGCCGCCCGTGCAGCACGGCTACTAGTTAGTCTTGCAAGAACCCGAAGGTGAAGCGAAGGCTAGAGGTAGTCGTAAAAGTTGGCGTGCTTTGAGTTACCGCTACAACCCAAACAGTCCCCGCTATGCCTCCCGAAGAAAGCAGCGGGACTTTCAGCACCAAACCAACGTTCCCGAGAGTAGCCACGGCTCCGGTCGCGAGCTCTTTATAGTCCGTCGACACGATAGAAGCAGCGCCGAGGAAATAGTCGAGATCCGGAGCAGTGATGGAATACTGAGCATCATCGACGGGCAACGTCGCGAGCGTTCTGCTGAAAAACAGAAAATCAATGTCCGGGGTCTGTTGGTCGGCGTCGTAAACCGTAATCGACTGTAGCAGACCAGTGCATACCCCTGCACGCAAAGCTTTGGAAAGAACGCCTTGGCTTCCCAGCGCGTCACCTGCCGAGTAGCTCTCAGCAGAGATGGCGGGAGTATAGTTAATCACGGACGTGAATCCGCCGACACGCGAAGCTGCCGTAGAAACCGAGGAGAGAACAGCAGGATCCGACGGGTCCAAGCCGGCAGCCGTAGCGGCGGCAACTGCATTAGCGTAGTCCGCAGGACTGCCGATGCCGTAGGCGGTGTTATTCAGGGTCCACAGGATCTTCCGAAGGTAATCGACATCGGTGTCCCGGGTTTTTGGGATATTGATAGTTGCCATATTCGCAGAAAGGAAAAAGGGCCGACCGGCTTAGGACCGGCCGGCCCTCGGTTGGTTACGATGAACCGTCAGTTAGTCTGCTCAGACCACGGATTCAATGGTCGGGCAGCTGGTCTGCGTGCAGTCCTCAAGGCCGAGGTCCGCTTGGCAACGCTTGTAGAGGATCGGGATGATCCAGTGAGGCCGAACCGGCTGATAGGCGCGGGTGATCTCGTAGATGTGCCACCCGTAGTCGCCGAACACGTTACAGTCGTTGTCGACCTGATAGTGCCAGCGCAACTCGCCCATGTGCAGGTGCGGGTTGAACTTGAACGAGCCCTCGCCCACATACCGCTCAGGAACGAGCCGGCGGAAGGAACCAGGAGCCACCAGGAAACCGACTTCGTATTCGGCTTCCAGCCACGCCTGATTAGCCACCGAGTAGGCGGTGTTCTTGGCGGGATTCGCCACGACGGTCCGGGGGTTGATCAGATTCAAGGTGCCGTCACCGTTGAACCCGGAAGCCCGCAGCGGAGTCTGGTCAGTCGCGAACGCGATGCCGCGATAGGCCGGGCTCATCTCGAACGAGTAACCCATCAGGGTTTCCTCGCCGAACTGATACCGACCCGAAGCGAGATACCACGCGTCAGCGCGGACGCCGACTTCGGCGCGGAACGCCTCGACCTGATCCGGGCCACCGATGAACCGGAAGTGCTGCTGGCCTTTGCCGTCAGCCGGCCACATGTCGGCGAACATGGCTTCCTTGAGGTAGCGCGCCAGGGTATGGAGCGCCTTGAAGCTCATGGGGGCCGTCGGCAACACCGGCGCGAAGAGCGTAGTGTTGACGTCGGTATGCTCGCCACCAGTGAACAGGTCCTGGAAGCAGTAGCCGCTAGCGGCGACGAACTTCGAACCCGACCGCAGGTAAAGCTGGGCCCGGATGTCGGCGTTGATGTATTGCGTGATCAGCTTGACGAGGCTGTCCTCAGCCATCGTGTAGCTACCCTTGAAGGCGGAATAGCCTTTGTTCACGCACACGCGGGGACCATAGCCACGCTTGGTCTCCAGGTAGTAAGTGAACTCGATGGTGTCGGTCAGGTCCTGGTCACCCGTGGTGCCGCAAGCCTCCTGATGGGAGACGAAGGTCGGGATGGCCAGAGAATCGCCGGGAGCCGCCGGCATCTGAACAACGCTGCGTTGGACGTCAGACGTCGCACTATCGAAGACGCCACCGTCGATCAGGTTGATGAAGACCGAGTTCGCCGTGAGTGATTCAGCGATCCGGCCCACAATCCGATTGGTGTCCTTCGAGGCAATGTCAGACAGTGTATAGGGGCTGTCAATGCAGTCGCCCATAATCTGAACTTCCTTTCTGGAAGGGGGTTGATCTAACTAAGGCGGAGCCGCACACGCGGATCCTATTACTGACTCACCCAGGCCAGCGGGTTTAGGCCGATGGACGCCGGGACAAGCGTCCGGGGATTAGTCCCTGCTACAGTAAATATCGTCACCAGGGGCAGCTCTGTCAACTATTTCAGAGCGATTGTTTTAGTGGACCACTAAAACCTGGGCTTTCCCTAAATCAAACGGCGCGTGCCGCCTGGAGCAAAGATCGAGTAGCCCAGTTTACCGGGAGCTGCCCCCTTGGCTACTTTAGGGAGAAGTGCCTCGCGCGCCCAGGCGCGGGCGCTGCCGTCCTTGCACCCGTGAAGCATTACCACACCTTCAGAGCGCAGCTGATCGAACACCTCGCGCGGGCAGGTCTTCATCTGCCAGTAGGACAGGATCTCCTTGATCGGGCTCCAGCCTCGGCGCTTGAGCCTCGGTGCGATGTAATAGTCCCAGCCGGAATTCGGGGCCGCCCCGCCGATCTTACGGATCATCTCCAGGTCGTTTAAGTCAGCGGATAGCAGCATGTTACCATTGATGTGCTCCGCCGGGGCCGTCTGCAGCGACCCCGCGCAGATTGACCCGGCCGGCTGTCTAGCGTCCCAGGCTTTGTGCAACCGCTCGATCCAATCGGGCTGCATGGGAACACAATCCGACTCAAAAGTCAGGATGGCTTTGTAAGCCGGCCACTTTTTCAAGAGGATATTCTGCCGGCAGAATTCCACAGTATCGAACCACAGCTCGTTGCAGCCATGCGGCCATCCGGTTCCGGTCCGCTTAGCGACGAAGGGCACCGTGTTGAAGGACCGTGCAACATAGGCTATGGTCTCGGCATCATGTTTTACGTCGAACCGTCCGGCTAACATAAGATCGGCATGGTCCGAGTGTCGAGGTTCGAGATCCGCCAGGAGCCTAGCGAGACGCATGGCGTCCTTTTGGTCCCCGGGATAGAACTGCAGAGCGAGCAGGATCTTAGACATGGACGAAGCCTCCCACAGGGAACGTATTATGGGGCCCAAAGATCTGGGAGCCCACGTGACCGCACACGAGTCCCAGATCAACGTGCGGTTGGATACCGGCGGCAGAAGCCCGCGTGCTGAAGATCACGTCCTCACCGGTGCCAACTCGGGAGTTGGTGTTAGAAAGGATCCGCCCTTCCTCCAACAAGGTAGCCGCGCGCAAGCATCGCTGCTCCGCGGGAATGGTCTTGTCAGTCAGAAGTGCCTGCATCTTCTCCATCTTGTCGATCAAGTCGTGCTCCGACGGAGAGAAGTAGCCGCCTTTCAGGTGGGGAAACTTCTTGTCGATGGCCTCGAAGACGGACCGATGGACCAGCAGACACCCTGTGGCGATCCACTTGGTGGGCTTGCAGACGTTCTGCGGGCCTCGCCGGGCCATCTGGGCCTCGGTCGGGTTGTTGACGCCTTCAGCATACATTGGGCGCCCATTGACAGCCCGTCCGAAGTAAAGACCGCCAACCAGAGGCTTCTGGTGGCTCATTAGCCGGTTGAGTGTGTGCAGACCGGCAAACTCCGCGGGGAGCGAAAATCCGGTAATGCCGTTGAACCACTCGGCCTTCCCCATCGGAAGAACCATGTCGTCGTCGACCCAGAGGCTCCACTCGGCCTTCGTCGCGAGAAAAGTCCGAGCGATCTTGTTCCGAGTGTGCGAAATGAAGGCATCGCCGCATTGCATGATGATGCCCATCTTTTCCCGCTCGTAAAGCGCCATCACCGAAAACGCGGTGAACGGGCTGCAGCTCTTGTAGAACGGGAGGCAGATCATCACGTTCTTGCCTTCCCAGTCCGCGCACAGCGGGGGTGCTCCGTCCTCGGGAGACTCGGCCTGTTGCTCCAAATCCTCGATGTAGAGCTTTTCAGCGGCCCAGCTGGGGAGCGCCTCTTCGCGATGGTCCCACCGATTGATCTCCTCGGTGGAAACATCAAGCAAAGCGGCTACGCCGGCGACTCCCATCTCGGAGATCTTGCGGCGGAGGATTCCGAGAAAGATAGGAATCTCCCGAGCCCGACGCTTTCGGATGACTGCTTTCTTCTCGGACTTGTAGAGGGGCCTCTCCGGGTTAATCGGATCGTCCATCATGACCTCCCTGCGGCTATGACCTCTTCCCGCAGGCGATCGAGAGCGACTTCAGTCCGCTCGCCGGGCCGATACGAAGACGTCGCGTTGAGACGAGACCGGGAGCCGCTCGAAGATGGCTCGTCGGGCCGTTTGCTCTTTGAGGCGGCCTTGATCTTGGCTAGCTCAGACGCCACGGTTTCCTTTTCCTTGGCGGCAGCCTCAAGTTGCTTCGTCAGATACTCGACCTGGGCCGATAGGTAGAACGCCATGGCGTTACCATAAGCCAAAGTCGCATGCATTTCAGGCGAGGTGTCGTCCAGCGCCACCTTGATCTTGCTCTTCAGGTCGTTCTGGAACTTGACAACGGCCTCGTGCTCCTTCTTTTGCTCCGGAGATGCGTCCTTGGGCAGATCAGGGGCCTTGAGCCAGCCTGCCGACGATTCGAGCTCCGAGGCGGTCTTGATCCGGGTGGCCTTGGCCGCCTCGACCTGCGCCTGGGTTTTCCGCGAACGCTCCTGGAAGAACTTGTCAGCGTTGGCGCGGGCTTCTTCGAGCGCTTCCTTCTTTTCGATTCCGGCATTCTCCACGTCGAGCAACCGGGATTCCACAAATCGCTTCTGCTGGGGCGTCATGTGCTGGTAGATCGGGTCCCAGTTCACGTTGGTCAGGCCAGCCTTGCGGATGATCTCGACGTTTTCCTTGGTCATGCCCCATTCGGCGAGCTTGGCCAGCACGGCCTCGGTGTTCCGCTGGACTCGCTTATCGAACACCTGGAATTCCTCGGCCGATTCGATGTCCGAGTTTCGCTTGAATTCGCGGAGCTCCTTCAGCTCCGTCTCCAGAGACTTGATCTTCTCAGCGAACTCTTCGGGGCTCTTCCCTTCGAGCTTGCTCTTCAGCGTCTCGACTTCCTTCAGCGCTTCGGCAGCCTTAGACTCGGCCTGCTGAATTCGCTCGCGAGCCAGACGCTTGACGGTTTCAAAGGACTCCTTTGCTTTGACGCTTGCTGACTCAGGAAAGACGACCTTCTCAACATCTGTTGGCGTTCCTTCCGTTCCTGGTTCAGCAGGTCGACTTTCTCCAGGGTCCCCGGATCGGACGCTTCCATCCTTGCCAGGGTCCGCTCCAGTCTTGTCACTCGGCGCTTCAGTCGGGCCAGCTCCTGGGTCACCTTGGCCGCTCTTTGAACTGCCTTCCCCGCTTCGGGTATTCGAGGTGGTTGCATCGTTGGCTTTCTTACGAAGTTCGTCGAGGGCATCAGAGGTTCTTTTGATGGGTCCTACTGTCGATAGGCTTGACGGGGCTGGCTCCGAAGGCTTTGCCGGTGGCGGCGAAGCCGATTGGCTTTTCGGTGGAGTGCTCGATGGGCTTTGTCCGCCGGGAATAGCGGACCCGATGTCGATGTCAATGTTGTCCGGCATTAGCTACCTTCCGTTTTCTGAGTTTGGGCCTCCAGTGGAGCGGAGGCTTCGTTTGGCACCAAAACCTGGGACCGGGCGATGGTCTGAAGCTCTTCAGGCCACCCCGAGTCGTCGTCGATGTTGGGGTAAGCAAGAGACTTCTCTTCGACCTTCGACTCGGTGACGAGACAGTCGAAAATGCTCGCGATGCACTGCTCGTAGCCTTCGATTTGCTTGGCGGCCAAAGCTACGGCATTCGGGTCCCCACGCTCCGGGGCAACCACTGGAAGCATCGGACGGTTCAGGCGGAGCCGAAGAATGAATCGCTTGCCAGTGCGATGCTTCAGGAAGTCGCGGAGACGGTCGGCGTCAGTGGAATCCCAAAGGGCGCCATGGAATGGGTCAGCGTAGTCGCTCATGTTGTTTTTCGTAGTCAGGGTAAAGAGCCACCGTATTGGCTCGCCATTTCACTCGTAAAGCGTGCTTCCGTTTAGCCGGCTTGTCATCTAACTTCGTATAGTAGGGTTCAATGGCAACTCCAGAAGACCCGAAACGCAGAACCCCGTGAAAACCAGCCGGCAGCTCATCGTGGAACCAAAAACGACCGTAGACAGCCGAGACCTCGAAAAACGGCAGGTGGATGGCCGCTCCGAACCACTTAGTAAGGGATAGTGGGGCGTCGTGCCCGAAGAGCGAGAACACGGCCCTGAGAGGACCGACTTCGAGTGCAAGAGAAACGGTGCAGTATCGTAAGAGGAAGAGATGGATCTTGCTCATGCAACAGCACCGGGTTGCGGTGCCTGCGCCCCGAGAACTCCGGCGGCGGCCTGTTCAGCCATGGCAACCGCTTGTTCAGGAGGAACGCCCTGCGCGACGGCGGCCTGGACGTTTTCCTCGAAGGCTAGCACCTGTTTGACTCTCTGCTCTATGATCGCGATCTTGTTCTGGATCGCGGCGAAGGCCGACTGATCCTCACCGGTCGCCGCACCCATCTGCACGTGTTCCCGCGCGTGCCCAAGGATACGGGACAAAACATCGGCCACCCCGGGGTCGGAAGGGAGGCTATCCACCATGGACTGCATGATCGGGTCAAGCACCTGGAGGTGGATCAGGTGGTTGTCTCGCGGCGATACCGGGACCTCCTGGCTCGTCGCCAAGATCATGTTCTCCATCGTCTGCAGACGGGACTGTTCAGCGGTCTGCGTCGGGTCATTAACCGGAAGAAGCAGCGACTCGGCGAGATCGTCCGAGAAGATCGCGGAGATCTTGCGGCGTAGCAATTCACGTTGGTCAAGAAGCGGGTTGCCGGCCTGCTCGGTGGCGAAGATCGACATGTTCTGGCGCTCCAGGTCGGTGAGGTCGCGGACCACGGTCGCCGATGGCTGACTAGCCAGCTCCTGGAGCTCTTCCTCGGTCATGATCGAGAGTAGCCGCTCGCGCATAGCTTTCGCGTCGTCGTCATCAACCTCAGGGCTGCAGGCACGTTTCTGAATGGTCGACATCATGTTCGAGAACTGCAGGAGGAACCGGGCCAAGATGTTGTCCTTGGACTCCTCTTCCCGCTGCGCGAACAGATTAACCTGATCATTTGTGACCCGCTCGCCCTTCAACTGTTTCGGGGACACGTTGCCGGAGAGCTCGTCAAGCAACGACCTCATGAACCCATCCAAAGCGAGAAACTCGTCGACGTAAGGCTTGAAAACCTGCTGGGTCTGGACGACGAAGGGCTGCCCGATCAAAACAGCATTGCCCCAGACCGACATCTTGAACCGACGCAGTTGCTTCTCGTCGCCCTGAACCAGAACTTTGCCAGCGAGCTGCAGCCGATCGACTACCTCGTTGCGGGCTCGGTCCAAAATGCCGGCCATGGCGTAAACGATACGACCGATACCCTTTGACGAATGCATAGTCCCCGTCCCCTGCTGGAACGAGAAAAAGCAGGCAGCATCCGACATCGAGTCGAACCGGTCGTATCGCTTGAACAACACCTTCATGTCCGGGTAGCGAACCTTCCAATGAGACACTTTGCCGGTCACCTCATAGACCAGAAGGTTGTAGACGATAATCTCCTTGGCGCCGGAGTTGATCGAGTTCGCGAGATTGCTCTCGCGCGCGAGGTCAACGAATAGACGGGAGAATTCACCGCCATCGATCTTGATGGAGGTGGGCATCGCGTTGTTGATCGCCTCGGTGGTCTCCTTGATCTGCCAGCCGGCATCCTCGGCCGCGGAAACGTCACGGATCTTGGCGAACAGCTCGTGGGGCTGGTAATGCTCAACGAACGCTACGACCTGTGCGAGGTTCGCGTGTTGCTTGGTCCCCATCGGGATCAGGAACTTGTCACCCCGGTAGTGAGACGGAAACCACGTATACTCGTCGAGCCAGCCCACCGAGGTGTAGCCGAAAAGAGTGTTCTCCTGACTGATCTCGCCGATCAGGTCGTTCCAGCCGGCGCGGTTTCGACAGAGGGCAGTAATCTCGCGCCGGAAGGCCTCCGTCTTTCGAGATGAACCGGGGATCGTGTCGGGGAGCTTCGAGGAAGTCAGATACTTGGCTGCAGCAACCGAGTTTTGGAACCGAGGTGCTACCTTGTCGACCAGCACGGACATCGGCTGGGATGAAAAGTTGGACTTCCACCCGAGCCCTTCGGCCTTGAGATTCTCCTGAGCACCAAACGGGCGCTCGGAGTCATACTTGCTTTGGATCCGGGCATTCTTGAGGTTGCGGTCGCGGTTGTCGTTTTCCAGCCGTCGGATGATGTTGGCGCACTGCTCGGGATTGGCGACCGCTCTCTGCGGAGGCTCCCCGCCAGGGAGCTTGCCGGTAGACGGGATATTCGGCGGGTTGATATCGATCGAACCAGTGCCTTGAGCGTGGGTGGAAGCGGGGTAGGGCATATTACCATTTCTTGAGAGGGCAACTCTCGGTTTTCAGAACTGTCTTCAGCCTGATGAAGCACGAGCATTCCTGGCACTGGTCAAAGCTCTTGTCGTAACGGTCGCATTCCCAGCAGTGGGCTTCTCTTTTCCACTGCAGCACGCGGCTGGCGACGACCTCGTCGCCGCGGAACCACGCCTTAGCAACGCGCCAGATCGCTTGAGCAAAGCTAAAAACGTTGGGGACACGCATTACCTCGTAAGCCTCCAGCAGTTCTGCGGCTGGCCAACAGATTTCGGCGGCTGCTCCAGCCATACCGAGAGGCTAGTCTCCTCGGCCAGGGCCCCACAAGCCCGGAGCGCTCGCACCTCTTGCGGCGAGTCAACTCGGTTGGTCTTGAGGAAATGATCTTTCAAAGCGTTCACGTTCTTGACGCTGCACCCACAGGATCCCGTCCAGTCTCTCTGCTGAGGGCAACCCGCACAGATGGCTGCGCGAGCCCTGGCGGTGCTGGCCGAAACAGTGCGTGTCGAAGCTCGACCGACCAAGTTTGCAACCCAAGCGACCACGCGACCTCCAAACCCTTTATCAGATTTTTGGTGCTCGACGAAGACTTTTCGGCTGGATGCTTCATAGCAGTAGGTCGGGTGCTTCTGACAAAAGTTCGAGTATATCTCGGCGATCGGCTCCCCAACAGGGGAACCTCGGGCCCGCCGGTGGTTCTCGATCTTCCGAGCAACGTCCGACCAAGAGTCCCCGGTAAACTCCAGCCCCGATTCCACGTCGAAATGACGGTAACCGTTTGGCGGGAAAAGACCTTGGTTAGGTCGCTGCATTCAATGATATATCGGGTCCAGCCGCGGGGCTGTCAACTAGGGCCTGTGTGAAAACGTCGCCACTTGCCCAGGATTGCATACGTTTTGTCACAAAAACTGGGTAGTTTTTCTGACATTACAGGTCATCGAAAAGGTTCGTAACGTCGCACGGCAGAGGGATTTCCGCTTCCTGGTAGTCGTCGGATGCCCCGCCCGAGAGCACTAACCCACTCGGGACGATTTTTGACTCCATTCTGACTCCGTGGAGCACCAAACCGTAAGCATCCGCTTCGTTTGGGGAGATGTCCTCGGTCTGACGCTTCACCCAGTCCCGCTTGGACTCCACTCGGCTCTTCGACCGCGGGTCGAATCGGCGGTCCAGCAACTGCCGGCGCAGAACGTCACGGTAGTCACACTGGGGATGGACCTTCATCAGCCCAAACTCGGTCCACTTACCGACGGCGAACCAAACCTCAGAGTAGACCCGGTCGTAGAGATCCTTGGCCACCGACTCCGATTCTTCGAGCACCTTCAGATCCGAAGCCGACTCAGAATAGTTGATGGCGCGCACCTCTGGCGACCATAGCGTCTTGAGCACATCGTGGACACCGGCGCCGTTCCCAGTCCGGTCTAGCATAAGCCACGGCGGCATGATGCCCTCGATCTTGCACATGTCGATGATCTGGCGCGCCATCTTCATCGTGTCGCCCTTCGCGAGCCGTCGAATGTGCATGACCCCCAGGGCGACCCGTCGGATCGGCTTGCCACGTTCGTCAACGAACATCACCGTGCGGCCTTCCGGATGCTCCGGAGACGCCGGGTATTTCACGCCAAGCGCCGAGCCGAAATCAGCGATAGCGGCGACAGCCGGATCACCGCCTTCGAGCGCCAGATCAACGCCGGCAACCCGACGCGGCTTGTCGGCCCAAACAAACTCGCCTTCCCACTCGTGCAGCGTCGTCGGCGGGATCACCGCATACGACATGCTCTCCTCGGGGAACATCGCGCGCCCAAACGTCAGATAGCCCGCAGAGTCGACACCGCCCGTCGACTTGGCCAGGATCTCCAGGCCGCGCTTAGTCTGGAGCCCCGAATAGATCACCTTCCCTTCGATGACGTTCTCGGACTTCTCGGCGTCCAGCCGAACGACGCGCCATCCGCGCCGGCTGGACCAGATCTCGTCCTTGTCCAGGTCAACGTTCTTCCAGCCCTTCTCGGGCTCAGCACGCGCCGCCACGGGGCCGCTGATCTCCTTGGGGTTGAAGGCGCCGACGATCTTCAGCCCCTCCACGCCGTCCTCCTCGGCGTCGATGTTGGACGTCAGGTTGTCCAGATCACTCCAGACCGACCCGGGGATGTTCTCGATTTCGTCGAGCATCGTCCTCAGGCGGGATTGCTCGCCGAACACCGGGTGTGGCCGCGACCGCTGGAAGCGTTTACTTCCCTGCAATTTTCCTGCGGCTTTCGGCCCGCGCGGCATGACCACGCCCGACAGCCCCCCACGGGTATCCCGGCGGGACAACCCAATGAACAGGTCACCGACCACCCCGGGCACCGGAAGCGACGCTTCCATGTGGAGCCGCGTCAGGTGCGAAAACAGATTGCGTTTGAGGTGGTCCTCAGTTGGCCCGATCACGGTGCAGGTCGTAAACTCGGGATCGCGCAGCCAGTCCAAGAAGAAATACACGCCGCTCGAATAGCTCTTGGACATCGAGCTGGCGCCCATCAGCAGCACGGTCGAATAGCCGTCCAGGGCGTCCCAGATCATCTGAGTCGACCGCGGCAGGGGCGTGAACATCGTGGGCGTCCACAGCAGCAACGCGGCGTCCGCATAGTGGTCCCTCTGCAGGCACCAGTCCACCAACGACCAGCACAACCGCTGGGCCGACTTGGGCCCGTCCGGCTTGCGGCACTTCGAGAATTCATGAAGCACGAGCGCGGCCTTCATCAGCTCGCCCTCGTGCAGAAACCGCGACACTGCGTCTATCAGCGTGCGGCGAGGTCCCTCAACCAGTGCTACACGACGCATTTCTTGATCGTATCCAGCTTGTGCTGCCCGGTGCCCCGGCACGCCGCCGCAGCGAAGTGCCATGCCTTCGCGTTCTGCCACTCGGGGTTGTTCTTATCTCCATAGAGGTAGCACCAGTGCGGCCCGTGCTTGACCTTATTTCCGTCCTTGAGGTCCTGCAGAAAGAACATCATGTCCGAGACCTGGGTCAGATCGGCCGGCGGCTGGTAAGCCATCATCCAGTTGACGATCTTGCGCCCGCCTTCCGGAGTCAGGTAAACCAAGCACGGCACCCCGTGCCGGTCGAGCAGGTGCACCGGGTCAGAGAGCGCCTTGGTATCCGCCGGCTTCAGGTCCCGCGGCATCACGTCCGAGTCGGCCACAACGATCGGCTGCCCCAGCCGGTCCGCCAGCTTCGACGCGGCGAGCCATCGCACCCAGCACCCGGTCTCGTAGTTGCGCCCGTTGCTGGTCCTGTATGTCGACACGCGCGACACGAGCGGGTGGTAAAACGGATGACACGTCGCATGCGGTTTACTCACCACCTCCGCATTCCATCCCATCATCGTCCATTTGGCCTTCCAGATCTTGATAATCTCCTGGAAGGCGGGTTCCGCGCCGGCCATCTCGGGCGTCGGCTGGTGCCAGCAAACTATTCTGTTCGTCATATCGGCCGTCCAATGGCGTCGACGCACGGAGATGCCAGATAGCGCTGCCGAGCAGCCCAGCAACATGCCGGGTCGCCGGATTAGCCTCCAGCTCGATCTGAGCTTCGCGCAGCCGCCGCTCTATCCACCCCGTGTTCATACGCACGATACTACAAAATTTTTGAGGAAACATGCGGGCCGACGACCGAAGTCGAGCGACCGTCGACCCGCACACACGAGACCTGAAGACCTCACGCTATCATTGCCGGACCTGCTGGCGCAGTTGGCTCAAAACGCGATAGCCCACCCAACATCCCACCCTGAGGCGGCCTCGATCACTTAACTATCGCGTCGAGAGGCAACAGTGTCAACTTTCTCTTGCGCCGCCACTGCCTCAGGAGCCACTGCGAAAACTCCCCGGTGTGGTGCGCCACGCTCTCCTCTCGGATCTCCCCGCGCAGCCCCATCAGCCGCGCATTGTGCGTCGCTGCATGCACCGCCTCATGGATCACCGTGTTCTGGGACGACGTCAGCGGGATCCAAACCTCGGCGATGTGCTTCCACCTGCCTCTCGGCGCCGGGAAGATCCACGTCACGGCCAGCGAGCTGTCAGCTATGAGTCCCCAGCCCTCTGCGTCGCCCCGTTCTCGAAACTCGGCCGCCGAATCGGGGAATAGCACCTTGACGCGATACTTGGACCCGGGGAACTGATAGACCAACGGCCTGAGCGGTTTCATTCGGTTACAGGTTGAACGTCCCCACCAGCTGACTCTGCCGGGCTTTGAACTCCGACTCCGGGAGCCACTGCACGTATGCGATGCCAAGCCCCGACTGGTATCTCGCTTCGAGTTGGACTCTCTTGTCGAACCGCTGCACTTCGCGAACCTGGACGCATGCCCCAGCCGTAGGTTTTCCGACGGGGTCCTGGTGGGGCGACTTGGGGGTCTTGTCGTTCGTCATAGACGTATTCTCTCCGGCGGAACCGCTGCGTGACGACGATCATCGAACCGACGCCGCGGATGGCGCCACGCTGCGATCCAAAGATGACGATGTTAGCCCGCGGCATCGAAATAGTCAAGAACGTATCATCCATCCGGCGGACGACCTCCCTCCGAAGTGCCTCGCAGGCGCGCGCATACCCGCGACCTGATGCGGTGTGTGTCGTCGGCGTCTCGATCACCACCAGCCGCGCCGGCATCGCCAGGGCGGTATCGAAAGCCTCCTGGACTACCTGCTTCACCATCGTCGTCAGCGGGTGGCGATGGACGAACTTGCGGACTAGGACCTGCTCAAAATCGATCCGCTGCGGCGCAGGCGGCTGCCGGTAGATTGGCGGACGTCCCCGCGGTCTACCTGTTGGACTCCGTTTCTTCATGATGGAAGAATCTCGTCAGGACTGAGGGTTGTCAAGGGCAGGAAGGCAGTTCGAGGATCGAGGTTCGAGTGCAAAACCCTTATACTTAATTGGTTAGTCACGGGGCATTTTTCTTAGCGCGCTCTTTTGGCTGAGCGAAGTTTCGGGTGGGCTCGGACCCCCCATGGGGTGCGGTTCCCGGCCCTTCGCGGCCTCCCGCCCAGCGTCCTGGCCGTCGGGCCCTGGCCCGCGGCGCTCGACCCTCGGAATGACGACCGACTAGGTAGTCAGCCAACCCATTGGGACAGAACGAGATCCGAGGACAACACGAAACGCGAGACGCACAACATCAGTTATATTTAATACGCTGCAAGAATCGGGGCAAACCGTTGAGCCGCAAGGGGTTCAGCACGAGAATCGAGGTTCGAGGACCGTCCTGGCCGGCCTCCAGGCGGGGTGGGGGTGGCTTTTTTTGCGCAGGCTGCGCAAATCGCGACACCCGCCAGCCGGCACGCAACTTTGCTCACGATATCAGAGTGATATCACTTTGCAATCAGTCTTCTGCAACTTGTTGATCCCCAGAGGCTTCTGCATGGTCGAGAACGCCGGCGAGATCTCCGGCCGAAGTTTCAGGCTTACGCCCAAGCTTGCGGTTGGTTGAACAGTTAGCTTTAACCGAAGCAAACCTCGCTTTGGCGCCCGCGCGCGCTCCTGGAGCGTCCAGGGCATCGGAGAGGGCTGCGCCTGGGGTCTGGGCCCGGGACGCGGCGGCAGCGGCAAAGCGGCCCGGCGCGAGCCGGTTGGTGTCCGACGCGCGTTCGGTGGCCGTGTCGCCCAGGGCACGGTAAGTCAATGACTGCACCGTCTCCAGGGCTTTGACCAAGTCAACCAGAGGCCGGGCCGTGTAGTTCGCGCTCTTCTCCGTCTCGACCGTCGTCAGCTTATCGATCGGCGCTTCTGCGAAATGGAAGAGCGCCTTGTCCAGAAGGTCCCGGGCCCGTTGTGCCTGACCGAGGTTCGAGAGCCGGTTGAGCTCACGGGTCATCGCATCGAGGCCTTCGAGCTCCCTGGTAGCCCGTAGCGCATCGAATCTATCCTCCCAACCTAGCTGATCGGCCACGTCTCGGAGGGAAGGCGCGTCCACTCCGGCCAGCGCCGCGGTCCTCTGCAAATCACCGTCCAGGCTCGCGGCCAGGAGGAATAATGGGCTATAGTCCTTGGGGTCAATCATGTCTTAATCCCTTCCGGCTCAGAGGTTTGCGACTGCCGATCCATGAAGGCCTTGCGGTCCTGGCGCCGCTTTTCAGACTTGTGCAATGCAAGTGCATCGCGGACGTGTTGCGGAGAGTCCTCGAAGAGCTGGTCGACCGCGGACAGTCCGGACGTTGGTTTCGATTGTTTCCCGTTCATAATCATCAGATTACTATCGACACGACGCGATGAGCTGTCAACTAGCACGCACCTAGCTATTGAATCCGCCGTCGGTGCTGGTCGGCGGGCACGCAGGCCAGAACAACACAGACCCGCGGGGCCGGGACCCGGTAATGATACCCGGAGCAATTTAGCGAAAGGGCAACGTTGAGGTGCATTATGAAGCGAAAGTCAATCTGGTCTCACTTCCGAGCGGCGACCCACTGTGGGCTTACCGATGTTGCGGGGTTCAAATACGGCTCCTTTCCGGTCCGGGCCGAGTGGTCTGGGCTGGAGGGAGGCGAGCCCTGGGTGCGTCATGCCGAGGCCCGGGTGGTCGCGCGGTCAGCTGCTGATGCCGCGAACCATTGGCTGGAGGAGTGTTGCAAAGCGTGGCCCGGCCAACCGGTCGAGGTCGAGGCGGTGGGATACAAAGGCGGGACCGTTGTCCGGTATGCGGGATGGGACCGGTCGGTGTTTTTGGCGATGATCCTGGAGCGGCACGAGTCGCCTGCGGTGCAACTGGAGTTCAACCTATGAGACCGATCGAAATAGCAGCCAACGCGCTGGAACCGGCGCTGAAGGACCTGGGGGTGAGCCGGGACCATCCGGCGCTTCGGGTCAAGATCGCCGAGGACACCCCAGACAAGGGCAAGCTGGAGGTCCAGCTACGGGGGCCAAACGGCCCGAGGTCGTTGTTCATATTCGTCCTGGCCAACGGCGAAAGCAGTCGCGTCGTGTCGGTCTGGGCCGGCCGCGGCTGGAAGACTTTCTTCGCGCCAAACGCCAAGCGAGCGATAGCTGGGCTGAAACGCCGGCTGGTCACCGCGTTGCGCCGCCGGGCAGAGCGGGCCGGCGTGCCGGTCAAAGGTGCAGTGCAACTGCAACGCGGACGCAATGCAGGCGAGGCAGGGATCGTGGACGACAAGGACTGCACCGTCGAAGCCCTGGCCAACGCGGCCGGCATTAGCTACGCCGACGCACACGCGTTCTGGGAGTTGCTGGGCCGGGAGCGGGGGCACGGTATCCGGATGTTCCACGAGCTGAAGAAGCACGCCAACGCCTTGTTCAGCTGGGACGAGTTCAATGTGGAACTACTTGGGGTCAAGATGATTAGAGTCAAAGAAGCCCACGGGGTCCAGGTGAGGACCGCGGCCAAGATGCTGCCGCAAGGCCGGCACCTGCTGAATGTTCTCGGGCACGCTCTCGCGATTATCGATGGGGTTGTGGTAGACTCGGGTTCTGGCAGCCTGGGGAAGCGCGTCGTGAATATCTACCGGGTAGAGAAGCTGGCATGAGGCCTGCTGAGAGGTTGAGTATAAGCATGAAAGCAAACAAGAACAGCAAACGGCCGGGCTTGAAGGCCCGGGTGCGATCGTATCGGCACATTCAGCGGACCATCCGCGGGCTCCACGAGTCGGCCGCGCGGCGACTGGCTGACCTGCGAGGCGAGCGGCAGGTTGGGCATTCATTCTGGCTTGGCCCCGGGGTCAAAGTCCGATGGATGCTGGTGCCGGAGGTCCTGGTGCCCCGGCATGTGGTGAAGCCCCACGTGCGGGTCGTGGTGCGGACGGTAGCACGGGACAGGGACTTGGAGCGGGTCAATCGAGCGCTGGGGGACTGATGACTCAGGCTGCGGTGGAAACGAGCGCCGGTGGCGAAAGCTGCCGGCGTTTTTCGTTGGGCCCTCGAATCTCGAACCTCGAATCAAAGGGTCAAAGGTCAAAGGAGAGGGGGCCCAGGCCGAGAAACCCTAAATAAATTCGGGAAAGCGAATCAAATTCCCTAGGTAAAAACGGCCTTTTTCGTCCACTTCGTATAAGGGTTTCCTCCTATATCCTATCTTTTTATATCCTTTTTTCTTTTCGCGCGCGTAATATAAAAGACTTATATTAAAGACTTATACGATGTGGTCGGAAAAGGGCTTTTTTGGCTAGGGGATTTGATTCGCTTTCCAGAATTTATTTAAGGTTTGACAACGGCGCCCTTCTCGACGATTGTCTCGTCATGTTCAAACTATTCTGGGACCATAAGAACCAACGGGCGCCGTCGGCTCGGGCCCATCGGTGCTTCACACACACTCTGACGCTTCGCCGGCACCCGGCCGAGCGCCTGAAACAGCATCCTCCCGCCTCGGTCGGCTGGCGCCGTTTCACCGTGAACGACTCCCTCTATGGCGCGCCCGCCAGCCTCATGTTTGCTGAAGCTCAGGCCCGCCGCGACTCGGTAGCGCTGAGTTTCATCCGGGGCTTCCAGGCGGCGGATCAGCTCGCCGTTCCCCTGGGTGACGACCTGGGGCACAGTTGGTGCCCAACCTGGGCGCTGCCCGTTAGCACCGGCCGTCCGCCCGGAGGCGGTCGACCGCCCAGCGTGCTCGCTCAACTTTGCGCCAGCCCGATCGCCTCGGACCTGCTGGACCTGACCGGCACCGCCCTGGTGCAGCCCAGCACGCCGCGCCGTTATCACAGTGCCTTGGGTGACGCCGAGCGGCTCGGGCTGGCCGAGGCTGCCCCGTTTCGCGATTCGAGGGTCGAGATCGGCGCGTGGCTGGACGAGGGTAGCCTGGAGCCCAACCGGCCGGTTTTCCTGGAAGGGCCCAACGCGGCCGCCGTTTGGGCGTGGTTCCAGGTCATGATCGTTTGGCCCGCCCTGGCGGCGCACTGGGTGCGCTCGGCCATGGACGGGGTGGACGGCTGGAAGACGCCGGACGGTTACCCGGAGGTGCCGCCCTGGCTCGCTGCGGGGGCGCAGGCGCTACTTGAGGGCTCGACCCTGGTCCAGACACGGTCCCGGCTCGAAAACGCCGCCAAGGGCATCCTGGACTCCAGGAATTGGGGGTGCTTTGCGCTCATCGTGACCCAGATGCGATCGCGGATGGCTAATAGCCGCCGGGTGGCCGAGCGGATGAGATTGGCGGCGCGTCGTTGGGACGCTGCCCGCTTCCGTCATTCGGCCGCTGAGGATCGCGCTAAGCTCGGGCTGGAGGACGGGCACGTTGCCTGGGTCCAGGCCGAGGTCGAGTTCGTGCTCGATTACTACCGGGATGTCCGCCGGGATCTGGACAAGCTGTCCGGGGATTCGAACGCCTTGCGCGGGACAAACTGGGACGCCTTTTCGGTAGCTCGGCAGGCTGCCGAGGACGTCCAGGCGTTGGTCCAGGTGGCTAAGGCGCTCCGTTCTGCCGGCGGCGACGTCCGGCGGGCCGCGTCTTACTTCCACGGCGTCGGGGACTGGGCGCGGGCTCAGTTAAGCGGGCCCGTGCAGGAGATGCTCGACCGCGCATGGCAGGTGCTTTGCGAATGCAATGCGCCCTCGAATCTCGAATCTCGCACCGACGGAAAACCCCAGGAAAACCCCGGGGACTCGGTTGGCACGCCCACTGCTTAACTGCCCGGCATGAAGGACAAGATTTACAAGCGGGACGAGGCCAAGAGCTGGTTTATGAAAAAGTTCGAATTAGTTGAGGTTAATGGTGAGGTCCGGATCCGTGCGTTGCGAGATTTCGGGTCCGTCAAGGCCGGCGATGTCGGCGGCCGGGTCGATGGCGAGCACAATCTGGACCACGATGGGGACTGTTGGATCGACGCCCAGGCCCAGGTCTACGGGGATGCCCAGGTCTCCGGGAATGCCCGGGTCTCCGGGAATGCCTGGGTCTACGGGGGTGCCCGGGTCTCCGGGAATGCCTGGGTCTACGGGGGTGCCCGGGTCTCCGGGGATGCCTGGGTCTACGGGGGTGCCCGGGTCTCCGGGGATGCCTGGGTCTACGGGGATGCCCAGGTCTCCGGGAATGCCCGGGTCTCCGGGAATGCCTGGGTCTACGGGGGTGCCCGGGTCTCCGGGGATGCCCGGGTCTACGGGGATGCCCGGGTCTCCGGGAATGCCTGGGTCTACGGGGGTGCCCGGGTCTCCGGGAATGCCTGGGTCTACGGGGGTGCCCGGGTCTCCGGGGATGCCTGGGTCTACGGGGATGCCCAGGTCTCCGGGAATGCCCGGATCTCCTAGAACGCCCACGTCACTGAGGTATTTCGGAGTGAGCAATGCGACGTCAGAGCATCTGCGATGCAGCCGTCGGAGCGGACAACGTAACCCGTTGGTAATTAGCCAGCGCAGGCTGGCACGGAGTAAGCTATGCTAGATCCTATGGTGATGATTGCAATGCTGGGGCTCGCGGCATGGCTCGCGGGCCGGGTGGATTGGGGTGGCGACGATAGTTTAGACCCGTGACGACTATGAACAAAGCGATCGACGGAAACGCATTGGGGTGGCGGAAGCCCTGGGACGATCTTGAGCCGGCCGTGCAGGCCGCGATCATCTCTGGCGACGAGCAGCGGGCCCGCCGTGTGCAGAAAGCATACGGCCATGGCGCCTACTGGCGCGGCTACGGTCCCGGGCACGAGCGAGCGGAGTGTCTGGCGTGGCGTAACATCAACGGCGAGGTGGTATCGTGAACATCATGTGGGGCGAGTTTTTTCGGCGGCTCCGCGAGGTGGCCGGCGAGGTGGCCTGCGAGGTTGGCCGTAAAGACGGCCGGTTTGTCGACGTGGCGGGTGCTCGGTTCTGGACTGCCCCTGATGGGCGGTCCGAGGGCGGGCTCGACTACGACACTGTGGACCAGCTGTGCGCCAACAAGGGCGGCCTGTCGGTGCATTACAAAGTCGTCGGCGACGTTGTGGTGGTAACCGGGATCGGGGTGGTGCGGCGGTTCTCGATTGCCGATGTCACCCAGGCGATCCAGGCCGACGTTCTGCACGGTTGGAAGCATGGGCAGGGCAATGTGGTCAGTCGGGCGATCACCCGGCGGGCCGGTTGCGAATGGGGCGCGGAGACCCCGTGAAAGGGAACATGAAGAAACGTTTCGTTGTGGAAGTATCCGGGACTGGCGGCGTGCTGTTGCGCGCCGTCACTCCGGGCGGGAGTCCGGGCCCGGCGATCCAGTTGTCAGCGTGCGAGGCCGGCGAGCTTGCGCGGGACCTGGACAACGCGGCACTCGAAGCTTACGCGGGGTGGCCTAACGCGCGCCGCATGTCGCCGGCACACTGGCACGTGGGGCCCTACGTCGTTTTTTGCCCGGAGCCCTTCATGGAGTGTCGGGTGGCCGACAAGGGAACCCTGCAGCCCCTGGCGCATTTCACCGGGCCCGGGTGCTTGACAAAAGGGCTTGACTGGGCGAAGCAGCACGCTTACGGTGGCCGAGGTGCGTGATGGAAGCCCTCGCGCTAGTGTTCGTTGTTTGGCTGGCCGTGCGGCTGGCCTATCGTGGAAACTGGAGTCGTTTATGAAGAGACACAAAGCATGGCAGATCGGGCTGGCGCTCGCGGCGCTGGCGTTGGAAGTGCAAGCGGATAGCCCTCGCTGGGCGCCAGGGTTGGAGATATCGGACGCTCGGCCGGGCAAGGTCCGGGTTACCACAGAGAACCGGGCGAAGCGGCCCGGCGTGGTTGTGGTCGAGACCGCGCCGGCGATCGAGGGGCCCTGGACGGTGGCGTTCGAGGTCAAGGCTGGCACCCGGCAAAGTCGGGTGGTTGCTGTGGACGAGTCGGCCCGATTCTTTCGGGCGCGGTTCAACAAGGTGCCTGGAGGGAAGTGAACGTTCCTGCGCTCATCCTGGTGATGGCTATCTGGTGCGCCGAAGGCGGCGATCGCACCCGGTTCCCGTATGGGATCAAGTCGGTGCGGACGGACGACCCGCGGCAGGTGTGCCTGAACACTGTTTGCAACCAGTGGGAGCGCTGGAACGGGACGGGGTGTTTCATCGATTCCCTGGCGGACCGCTACTGTCCGCCGGGGGTCGACCCCGTCGGCAACGCACGATGGAAACGCAACGTTAAAGTAATGGTAGGCCACAACGTCTGTCGGTGCGCGAAGACTGTCGAGCGGCTGGAAAGGCCGGCGGCGTTCCCGCCGACGTCGGAATATAGGTCCCGGTTGCGGGACTGGCGGAGGAAGCTATGATTTTTTTGCTGTTAGCTTTACTGGCGGTCAAGGTGCTGGCCGTGCTGATCGGCATGGGGCTGGTGGGCATCGCCGAGATCGGGGACCGGATCATTCACCCGCGGCCGCGGTTTCAGCCGGCGTTGAAACCGGCCCCCGTGGTGAAACCGGCCCCTGTGGTCGAACCTCGGGAGTCCGGGCTGACCACAACCGAGCTGGCCTGGATTGTGTGCTTGACAATCGTCCTGGTGAAGCTATGCTCTTGAGCAGATTTCGGCCTCGTGTCGCCGCGTGTTGCGGTGGCTGTCGTCCTGGTCGGTGGTGGTGGTGAACGAAGGTGAAGCCTATGAAAAGCAGACTGAGATACGGTTGGTTGGTTGCCCTGGTGCTTATGGCCGGCGTCGTTTTCGCCGGGCCCGGGGATCGCAAGCAGATCGGTTTTCTGTGGGACCCGCACCCCGAGGACCCGTGGTTCAATCTCTACTGGAGCCCAACGGTCCAGGGGACAATGGAGGATCCTGACGAGGCCGGCACGACCTGGGTTAGGCTGGCCACGATCCCGCGCGGAGTGAATGAATTCACGCTGCCCGAGGATTGGACCGATGAACATCGCACTGGGTTCTTCGCGTTGACGGCGGAGAACACTGTGGGGGAATCGGATTTCAGCAACGGCTTGTGGGTGGAGCCGTTCCCGAGCCGGCCGCAAAACCTGAGGATCCGACTCGTGGAGCCCCAAGCCTCCTCGGCATCCTCGCCATCGTCTGGCGCGTTGTCGCCCATCAAATTGACGGCGCCTGGGCGCCCAACACCGCCGACTAGCCGCTAGAGATCAGACAGTCTGCCTCCGCTGGGGGCAGACCAATCTGGACTTTATGCAAAACACCAAAGCAAACCGTCGGGCGCTACGGCTTCAGCGCGAAGCCGCCGAGCGCAAGGTCGTCGTGGCCTCCCGCCTCGTGGAGGCTGACATCATGGCCAAGCGGGAGCCGGCCTGGGGCAAGCTCCAGGTGGCCGTTCAAGAGCTTGAGCTGGCTCAGGGCTCGCTCCGCACCTCCTATGTTGCGGGGCCCGAGGTCAATGCCCTGATGCTGCGTGCGGCAGCGTTGAAGCTGCCGGGCGTTCCGATCTTGGGGGTATGACATGGCTAGCCGCTGGGTCAAAAGAGTCGATGCGCGCCAAGCCCCAAGAGTGTCGAAATTCTTGGCAATCGCCTCGTCAGCGGCGCTCTTTCTGTTGTGGCTGTTGTGGTGCTCTGTTGTGATATTCCTGTGGGTGGCCCTACAGGGTGCCGCGGCCGTCGGGTGTTGTTACCGTGTCGCCCGACGGCTGCGGCCAACCAGTGTCTTAATGCCATGAACCGGCTGCGATGTTACTTCGATCAGGTCTTGTGCGCCTTGCTGGCGCCCGTGCTTCGCCTCGTTGAGCTGGAAGCTCGCGCTTCCAAACGCCGCGACGACGAGCTTTTCGACAAGCTCTCGAAACTCGAAACGACCATCCGCGAACGGTGCGACGCCTTGGATGCGGGCGTGCCGGCCGCGGTGCTCGGTCAGTATGGGACGGACGAGGCTGCCAGCATTGCCCGGGAGAAGGCCATGCTGAAGTTCCGGATGGAGCGCCAGACCACTGAAGCGCTGAAAAGAGAGCTTGCAAGAGTGCGGGAGATCCTATACGCTTTTTGTGATGAGAAGAACATGGGGCAACCTAAGGCCAACCGAAAGAGTTCACGGTAGGCGGCCCGGATACGACCGGGCGGTAGAGAGGCGCTGGAAATATGAAGACGAAGAAAACGACGAAGCGGGCGGAGAAGTCAGCGTGGCTGCTGCTCGACGGCGACCTCCCTGTTGCTGTCACGACGATGTTGGGAGTTGCGGCACTGTGGGCGAAGTCGAAGGACAGTCGGCTGTCTGTGAGGAAACCCCTGGCGCTAACCTCTGAGGATCTTGGTGACCTGTGACAACGCGTGCTTTCAAATACCGGCTGCTGCTCGACGATCACCAGGAGCGCCGCTTGCTTGATGTGCAGGCGCGCCTCCGCATGCTGTGGAACCGCGCTGTGGGCCATCTCAACCACGCCCTGTGGATGATCCAGCACGGTCGTCGGTCGAGCCTCATCGCCGAATTCCGGCGGCTCCGCGGCGACGTGAAGCCGGTTGGCGCTCGTGCAGGGCAGATCAACAAGCTGGTCGCCGCCGGCCGAACCCGCGAAGAGGCTATCAAATTGCTCGATGAGAAAACAGTCAGCGAAGCTGTGTCCATTTACCGGGCGAAGAAGACCGGGCCGCGCATGATATGGGCCGCGGCACGTCGGCTCGCTGCGGCCTACGCCGAGTTGTGGCTTACCCAAGACGCGCCGAGACAATGGTTTGATGGACTGCACGCCGACGCGTATTCGGCAATGAGTCAGCGGTTCCACGATTGCCTGGAGGCGTGGAAAAAGAATTCGAAAACGCACGGGCCGCCGAAGCGCAAGAAAATGCGGAACGGCGTAGCTCTCGGGTTTAAGGCGCGGAAGTTCTCGCTCCAGCGGGAGGGAGACCGCGTGTTTGTGGACCTGAGTCGGATCGGTGGGAGCCACCTGAGTCGCTGCCGCCTCGTGCTGCATCGCGAGCTGCCTGAGCAAGCGGAAGTGCTAAACGTTCGCGTTGCCGGGTCACGCGGCATGTGGACCGTCTCGTTCGAGCTGCGCGCTCCCGATGAGGCGTTTGCCATAACCGGCGTGCAGACCGGCGGACAGGTCGGCATCGACCCCGGGCTCAAAGCTGCCCTGACGATCGTGCGCGGTGATGATACCCATGGCAAGCATCCCGAGACGGTGACCCCGGCCTCTGAGATGCCCAACGCCAACCGGGTGCTCGCACAGCAGAAGCGATTACAGCGCCATCTGTCGCGCCAACTGAAGCTCAACAACCCTGATTGCATTGGGAAAGATGGTGCCTGGATCAAAGGCAAGCGTGCCTCGAACATCAGCCGAGGCATGATCAAGACTCAGGCTCGATTGGCTCGGTTGTCGATGCGCGTCACGGACTTTCGGACTCAGTTTTACCATCGGGTCGCGAATCGGATCCTGGCCCAGAATGATCTGGTTGCAGTGGGGTCGTTTCGCCCGACGGATATGGCCAAGAAGAATCGCACCGGCAAAGCGGCCAAGAAGGGTTTGGGAGCGGCACGTCGTGGGCGCAATCGAAAGTCGTATCAGCACGCTATCTCGACGTTTGTCGCGATGCTGAAGGACAAGGCCCGACGCTATAACGTTGAGCGGAAGGTGGTCGACGTTGCCGAGCAAAACACAACGCGGACGTGCCCAAATTGTCTTGAAAAAAGTGGCCCGACATCGCTTGACATCCGCTCGTGGGTGTGCGATAAGTGTGGCGCAGGGCACAACCGGGACGGCGCAGCCGCCTGGAATATCCTGCAGAAAGCTTTGACGACGTAAGTCGTCGGTGGGAGCGGAAACGCATGCCGTTCCTGGGCGAAAGCCCGAATTGCGGTGGCGCTAAGCTGGCATTAGTCGGCTTGTCATCGAAGGATCCCGAGGGACCCTTGCTGTAGTGAGAGCGTAGCGGCAGTTTGCTGTCGTGAACATAATCCGGCGCAGCCGTGTGCTGCACCTTAGCGTTGGCCAAGTGGCTGGCGTAGGACAGAGATCGCTCTGGCTTCAGCGAGCCGCCCTGTAAGCGGATCCATCGCGCGTGCGCGAAGTGCGGGGACAAGAAAGAGGCTCGGTGCATTGCCAACGTCGCATCTCGCGCGCGTGCGCGAAGTGCGGCGCGAGCAACTTGTGCAGTTCCTCGGGGTCGCATCTCGCGCGCGTGCGCGAAGTGCGGCGGGCGTCGGATGAAGGTCGCATCTCGCGCGCGTGCGCGAAGTGCGGCACGAAGGGAGTGAAGCATGAGTAGTGAAAACGAAGTCGCATCTCGCGCGCGTGCGCGAAGTGCGGCTCGAGACGATCGCGCACTACACCGCGGCGCAAGTCGCATCTCGCGCGCGTGCGCGAAGTGCGGCGCGGAGCTAGGATATGGAATTTATGAAAAAAACGAAAATCAGAGAGATGGGACGGGATTTCACGGTGGGTAAACCTCCGATGTTTTCGCCGTTGGAACGTATGTATCGCAAGGTGCGCGCTGCCACGATCTGGCAGCTGAAGCGCTGGGCAAAGTCCTGGCCGGCCAAGGCGCGTCGCCTGGGTGAGATGCACGCCGCCTGGGTATCCATCCACGGGGACGACCGCTCGCCGTTCATTCGCCACCTGTTCGATCTCGCCGGCGCGATCGAGTCGATCCGCGACGAGGTGGCCCATCGCCAGACAGGCACGCCGAGAGCGTTTAACCCGGGAACCTATGAGCTCGGCCGCATTACCCAATAACGGCGAAGTGCGCCGGTGGCTGGCCCTCTACCATAACCCCTACAACGAGGTGTATGTGGGCCGGTCTCGGCGCCTGAACTACTATCCGATTTATCTTGAGTTCGACCCGAAACGCGGATACAAACCACATCATGAAAAGCAAGCTGAAGCACGCACTGATCAGTAAAGGTGTCATCGGTTTCACGGGATCGGCCTGTGCTGGCAAGGACTACCTCGCCGGCCTGTTGGGCGCCCGGACCGAGGGAATGGCCGAGCCACTTTACTGGATGACGGACTGCCTATTCGGCCTCACGTCGGAGGATCGTGGCGTCGTTGGGCTGCGCGAGACGTGGCAGACCCTGGGGCAGTGGGGTAAGGGCACGGTCAACGACCGCTATCCCATCACGCCGGCCCGCGGTGTCTTCTGCGAGTTTGTCCGTAGCTACTTCGAGTCGCGGGACGAGGACTACGAAGCGAAGCACGACCGCCCGCTCTGCGTTGACTGGCCCTCCTACGGGTTCCAGGAGGGAATCTGGATCGACTCCATGGTGGACCGCATCGACCACCGCCTATTGACCAAGAAGGACCGGCTGATCGCCGTCACTGGACTGCGGTTCCCGATCGAGATCGAGGCGTTCGCCGAGAAGGGGTGGCCGGTGCTGCACGTCATGGCCAGTCCGATCACGCTTGGCCGGCGCCAAGCGACACAAAACATCACCGACGAGGCCCGGCGTGACGTGTCCGAGGGGCTGGCCCACCGTCTGAACAGTATCCTGTGGGACGCGGCTAGCCCGACTACCCCGGTGCCGGACATCCCGGATCTGCTTGAGATGAATGACATCCGGGGAGTCTGGGGGGCAGTCTGGAACGATCCTGAAGCCCCCTGCAGGAATGAAGAGTTCTTGACACCGGCGGAGCTTTTGGGTATGTTGCCGCCGATGATAAAAGACTGATATGTGTTTTCCAAGAGGACATTTCATGACGGCATCGGGGCGGGCGGTGAACCCGTTCACGATGGAACCCAAGGACGTGCTACTGAGCGACATTGGCCGTGCCTTGAGCAACACGTGCCGGTGGGGCGGGCACCTGCCCCCTGGCGTTTGGATCTCGGTCGCCCAGCATTCGGTGTGGGTCAAAGAGTTGCTCGAATACATCGGGGTCGAAGACGAGAGCATCATCAGCCAGGGGCTGCTGCATGACGCGTCTGAGGCGTATGTTGGTGACATGGTCAGCCCGTTCAAAGAGCAGGTCGCGATTTACAACGAAGTCGAGCACAAGGTGCAGTCGACCATCGCCAAGGCTTTCGGGATTCCCCACCCGTGGGACCCGATCGTCCATTGGGCGGATAAGGCCGTGATGGTGGTGCTGGAGTCGGAGCGCGCCGGCAAGAACCCGGCTGAGGAGGTCTTCAGCGGCTACCTTGAAAATGCGTTGACCGCCGAGGTTTGGCGAAAACGCTTTTACCCTGGCGGCATTATCGACTACCTGCAGGAGTTGAACACGCTGTGGACGCCCGGCGAGGCCTACGCCAATTTCATGCGGGCAGCCCGGACCCAGAAATTGATCGAGAAAGCTGACCGAAGCGGCGGTCAATGACCCACGAAAGCACAACTGGCGTGGCCCGCCGCTTTCGGTCCAGCGCCCTTGTTAGATGACGACCTATGTATCCTCAACCAAACGAAATCGTAACAGTGGAAGATGGCAACGGAATCCTGCACGAAATGGTAATCAAGTCGGTGGACACCACCAAAGATACCGTAACCGGAGAAGTCTCCGCGTGGCCCGGTGGAAAGGAACGCGGGAAAACAGTGGAGACTGTCACTGTCCCACTCATGTCAATCGTGTCATGAACTTCTCAAAGAACCAAATCGTTCGGATACGGTGGGCATTCAAACGCCGGGACGCTGCCGAAAAGATCATCAATGAAGCCCGCGCCAAAGTGCCAGGAAAGAACAAAACGCACGCCTTACGGAAACTGCTCGGGCTGTGTCCTGAATGTGGCGCTGAAACGCCGTCCGGTAGGCACTACTGCGATGAGTGCCGAATGACCATGAACGCGAGACACCGCAAGTCATCTAACGTATCATGAAACAGCACATCTTTTTTACACTCGACCCCGAGAACGAGATCGAGTTAACCGGCCTGCTGGAAAACCTGCGAAGGATCCCGGTGATATACCCGAGCTGGGAGCCGATCGTGGTCGTTCCTGAGGGTGCCGATACGTTGAAGCTCGGTCTGATCACCGGCCTGGGCGCCTCCATCGAACTTGAGCAGACGTCGCAGCTATTCGTTCACCGGTCGGTCATGTCGCTGCTGCACGCCATTTCGAGGCGTGGCGGGAACTTTCGTTTCCTGATTCGGTCTCCGTTCTGCCGCATCGGGCGTCGAGAAGCGGCGGCCGTCGACGCGTGGGTTAAATCGTCTGTTCAGACGCACGTTATACGTGACCACGCTACCGAGCACGATACGCGCATCGTCCCTCACCTATGGGGAAGCTTTCAAGCCCGAGTGCAACAGCTTGGCAAAAAGGTCACGCTGTGGTTCGATGACCTCTACAAAGGGAGGTCGCGCGACATGATCGACTTGACCAAGGTCGAATCCAGGATGCTGGGCGACGTTGTGTGGCCGCGGCTCGTAAACTGGGGGATCCTCCGCCACGACCCGTTTCCTCGCACGTTCGATCATCCAGGAGTGCCGTGGCCGGCTTACGAGCCGGACGACCAGGAAGCCTGTGGGATCGTCTATATCGACGACCCTGAGAAAGGAACCAATGCCACTGAAGAAAGGAACCTCGAAGAAAACCCTGCAGACAAACATCCGGGAAATGATCCGCGCGGGGAAACCCAGGGATGTTGCGGTAGCTGCGGCATTTAGCCAGCAGCGTCGCAGTCGCAGGTCTAAGTAAGTAAAGCCATGAAGAAAAAGAAAGGCTGCAAGAAGTGATTGACAGGGCCCGCTGAGTCGGGCATCCTGTCTCGGTTATCCGGGCCCGATGCGACCGCGTCGGGATTAAATGAGGTGTGATGCCTCGCCGGAACTAACGGGCCGCCGGGTTAGTTGCGGCCCTCCTTGGGACGAGCTCCGTTAAGCGTCCGGCGCGCGATGGGCTGAGCCGGTTGATATCCCGATCTCACGCGGGGAGCCGAAAGGACTGTAAGCCCCGAACGGGGCTCGTCCCAGGGACTGAGCCGGACAACACAAGACACCGGCCGGCGACTGGTAGCGACTGCCGTGAGGTGGTGCTAAAACTGAGCAATTACATTCGCGAACGCTGCTGAATCTATGCGATAGACCAGACAACGGGTTCGAACAAAAAATGCTGTGGAGCCGTCCAGCATCTGCCAACCTTGCTGGACGGTTCTTCGAGCGGCCCTGAGGGGCCTTTCGGAGAACCGATGAAAATCTTGATTGGCTACTCCGTATACGGAAAGCATCCGAAGTATGTCTACGGTGCCATCGCGAACGCGCGGGCCCGCCATCTATACTACCAGCTGTCTTTCGGCGTGCAGCAGGTATTCTGGCTGGCCAACGACGTGCCGGCGTGGCTGGGCCCGTTGCTATCCGACGAGCGCGCCCTGGTCAAGTGCGCTTCTCTCCCCAGCCTTCCGCACCCCCGGTTTGCTCGTCTTCTGACCGCCGACATGGATTGCGACGTGTTCTTCATTCGCGACGTCGACTCTCGACCCTCGGACCGCGAACTGAAGGCCATGTCGGCTTTCCTGAAGTCGTCACACACTTTCCATTGCATGCGCGACCATCCGCACCACCACGACCCAGTCCTGACGGGGATGTGGGGCGGCATGCATGTGGCATTCAAGCACGACAAGATGTGGGATCGGATCCTGCGGTGGGGCGCCAAGAATAAGTTCGAGGCTTACGACATTTACGGCAAAGATCAGAAGTTCCTGGCAGCCGAGGTCTGGCCTCAGATGCTACAGCTTGGCGTGCTTCAGCACGACACGTTCAGCCAGTTCGAGGGATCCATTCCTTTTCCGGACGGCGACGGTGGTCCTGATTTTGTCGGTGAGATTGTCGACGAATTTGGTCGACCCCGGCAGGACGACAGGAATATAAGAGAGCAGGCACTGAAAGAAAGGGTTTCAGCGTGACGAACAAGAACGTTTGGTCTAGCGCCAAGTTGCACACTACGGAACGTGGGTGGCTGGGGCGCACCGGGATGACGCAGCGCGAGGTGGCCGAAGTCATGGGGATCAGCTATCAGATGGTCCAGCAGATCGAGCGAAGCGCTATGCTGAAGCTGCAAGTGGCGTTGGGTGTGGTGAAGCAGACTCGGATACCGGGTAAGGGACGCCCGAGGTATCACTACGAGCGAGTCGAGACCCCGGTAGCTCAAGAGATGCGTGAGGCGGTGCAGGAACATTGCAGAAAGTGAAAGGAACCATTATGTCAGTCCGAGGATACAGTGACGTCGAAAACACGTGGAACCCATTGGCCAGGGCGACCCTGGGGAAGGTGTTCTTGGTTCAGGAAAAGCTGGATGGATCGCAGTTCGCGTTTCACGCCGGCGAGTCACGCTCAAAGCGCATGCCGCTCACTGAGACGGCTGCGGATCCCAGCCTATTCTCACCGGCGGTCCGTTGGCTCACCGAGCATCGAAGGGAGATACCCCCGGGGCTGATCTTCCACGCGGAGGCTATCTGCAAGCCGAAGCACAACGCGTTGACCTACGGTCGGGCCCCTGAGGCCGGCTTCGTTGTGTTCGACGTCGAGACCGAGGACGGCCTATGGCTTACCGTCGACCAATGCCGTGACCTGTGTCGGACGCTCGGTCTGGAGTATGTCCAGGTCTTCGCTGAGGCCATGACGATCACGGCCTGGACTGACCTGGAACAGTTCCTCGACCGGCCGAGCATGCTTGGCGGCGCGATCGAAGGTGTTGTGGCAAAACCGCTGGACCGGTCGGTGCTGGATCCGCATAGCAAGCGGCCGGTGCTGGTCAAGGTGGTGCGGCCCGAGTTCAGAGAAAAGAACAACAAGGCCCAGAAGGAGTTCAAGAAGGCGCAGTCTGTCGACCAGTTGATCGCCGACGTTGTGGAGCAATATCGGACCGAGGCCCGCTGGGATAAGGCGCGGCAGCATCTGCGTGACGCAGGCCAGCTTGAGAACCACATGCGCGACATCCCAAAGCTGATCGCGGAGATAGTTCGCGACGTCGTAAACGAAGAGGAGGACGCCATCCGGGATACCCTTTGGGAAGCCGCCCGAAAACAGATCGCGCGCCGAGTGGCCGCGGGACTGCCCGAGTGGTATAAAACTCAGCTCGGTTCTTTATGAATCCCGTCGCGTATCTTCCTATCAACTGGGGGGCGTTAGCCAGCGCCTTTGCGCTCGACGCCGGCTTGTTGAAGCGGCTGTCTCAAGACGGTCGGTTCCTGTCTAAGCCTTTAGAGTTGTCGCTCGCGCATGCTTTCGGGCTCCGCATCAATACCAATTCGAACGGTAGCTTCGATGTCGAGTGCCCGGACTTCGGCATGAAGTATGAGGTCCGGTTGGTGACTTTATCTGGGACCAACATAACGCCGAGCAGGATGCGCGGGGCCGGCCGATCGTTTGACTTACCCCGGTTCGTTCGATGGGTCTCGTCGCTACATGGGTTTTACTTCATCGACTGCGTGGGCACTAGCTGGAGCTCTGGTGACACCGAACTTTTCCCGGTTTACAAAGTCTCCCGGGAGTGTGCTATGTCTTGGTTTCAAGGGCTACCAAGCCCTCATCTATCCGCCGCCAAGTTCCAACAGCTCATCTCCGCCTTATGAAGCCAACTCTCGTGTGCATGACTTACGCCGGCGCAGATCACCTGTGCCGAGCCCACTTTGGGAACTGGGACCAGATGGTGGACCCCGCGCGGATTGTCTTCGCTGGCGCTGACAAACCGTTCTGGCATCCCAGTCACGCCTTCGCGATCCGCCACGGCATTGATACTTACCCGGACCGTCGGCCGGATAGCCGCGATCTGAACATGCCGCATCGGCTCACTGAAGCGATCAACTTTGCGATGTCACTGTCTGCTAGGCCGGCGCCTGTCGTGGTGGTCGAGCCCGACGTCTGGTTCTGGAAACCGCTCACGGTTCAACCCGGAATCGAGGGGCGCATCTTCGAGGAGAACGACGGGCGGCGGTTTGTTCATTGGCCGGTTATCATCGACGCCCACTACGTCAAAACGGTAGTGCGGGTGCTGAAGCGTGCTATGCTGTATGGCATGAGCTGCAACCCCTGGGGCTCGTTCCCGGACAGGTTTCTAGCCGCCGTCTTGGATGTGGCCAACCTGCCGCTCCGGGACTACGGTCGGATCGTGTCGCACAATACTATTGACACCGAGGCCAAGATCCAGGAATGTCTCCGCGAGAAGGCCCGCGGGTGCATGGCCGTCCACGGTATCAAGAACCAACAGGTGCTCGAAAGGTTAGCATGAGAGGTCGAATAAACGTTGTCGTTGGGGCGGGACTTACCGGAGCTACAATCGCCCGGCGCCTCGACAGTCTTGGCGAAGAGGTAATCGTCCTGGAGGCCTCCGATCATGTGGGAGGCAAGTGCGAAGATGGGTTCGAGCAGGACGAGGTCACGGTAGCCCCGCACTATGTGCAGAAGCACGGCCCTCACATCTTCCACACTCATAAACGGGAGCTCTGGAACTTCGTCAACAGCATCACCGAGTTTGTTCCAACGACCTTTATGAGCATGACGCGCACCGAGATTGGCTACTTGCCGATCCCGGTGAATCTGTTCACCGTCTCACTGGTGCGGCAATTCATCCATGGGGAGTTTGTTCCGCTGCTGATTCCGGGCCCCGGGAATGACGACGTGGAGCGCATCTTGAAGTCGACCCGTGCCCAGCAGGAGCCCGCCGGGTCGTTCGCGCGGGTCTGCCGGGAGCGAGTCGGGGACGATATCTACGATTTTGCTTTCAAGCATTACACTGAAGCGTGGTGGGGTCAGCCGTGCCAGGAGATACCCGGGGCGATCGCGGAGCGTATTCCGGTGCGGAGGAACTTCGATGTCCGCTACCACGATAGCCGAGACATCTATGTCGGGGTGCCATCAGGCGGTTTCTCTGCGATGATCCGAAAGATGTTACAGGGTATCCCAGTTCATTTCGACTATCCGGCAACCCTCGGACTGGTGTTGTCGGACTTCCCGGGAGCCCGGATCTTCTGCACTGCCGACGCCTCCGTGTTCCTGGATGGGGTTGGCAGCCTGCCTTATCGTGGGTTCTATCCAGTTCACCACCGGCTCGTGCTTCAGAATCCTGGGTTCCAGCAAATCCTCGATAGCCGGCCCAGTAAAGGCGAGGCCGGGTCGCGATTCTACTGTTCCCAGAATCTTTTCTCGACTGACTTAAACCAGACGGCCATACGAGGACCGCGGATCGTATCGAAGATGATCCCCTATCCCGACGTTCTAACTGGGGAGAACCAATACGCTGCCTACCCTGTGCCGCACACGTGCAAGGAGCTCGCCGATCTTTTTGAGCTTCGAAAACGCGACCTTGCTCGCAAAGACGTCTTTTTCGCAGGACGGCTCGGGAGCTATAAATACCTTGACATGGACGACGCGATCCAGGAAGGTCTCGACATTGTAGAGACAGCCTTAACACCCTTGCCATGAGACTCGCCTTCAGTTGTGACGTAAGCTATCGGTATTGGCCGAAGTTCATCAATTCTGTCCAGCAGTGTGTCAACGTCCCGCGGACGCATATCGCTCTGGGGCCCGGGTGGCCGCCGGGTATGCCCAGCACATCCTACATGCCCGTGGTTCCGAAGCTCAACGGCCGTCCCATTGTCCAGCACGGCTCGTTCCTGCCGTTCCTGCCGACGGTCCCCGACGACGAGGTGCTGCTGTTCGTCGATGTCGACGCAGTCTTTCAGCGTCCTTTCGAGCCGCGTGAGTATCGGCTACTCGACAGCCTGAAGGAGGACGAATGGCTGGTCGGAATGAACCGCATGGACCCGGAATACTGGCGTGACGAGGCGCCTAGGCTTTGCCCGACGCATCGATACGGCACGGAGTATAAGGGCGAATTCGATGGAGTTCCCGTGTTCAACACGGGCTTCATGGCGATGCGCCGATCGACTTACAAGCGAGTTTATGACGAGTTCATGATCCTCCACCGTCGTCACCACCACTGGTTTCAGCACCACGCTGCGACCCAGCTGTTCATTTGCGCGGCAGCGTATTCCCTGGGACTGACGCGCGTTCGACCCAGCCTTGGCCTGACTTCTCACGGCCATTGCGGGATCCACCCCGGGGTAAGTATCCTCGATAACCGGGCTTACGAGCAAGGGATCCTCCTTTGCTACGCCCACATGCTCTGCGGACTATGACAACAAACAACCATTGCTCTGAACATCCTGGCTACACCGGCCAGGAGACCCCAATTTCCAACTGCAGCCGGTGCTGGACGATCCGGAAGCGCGTGGTAGGGTGCATCCGTGCGGACATCGAATTGGACGCGTTTCTCGCGTCCCAGGGCCTCGCACGGACCTACAACACGGTCGTATCGGTTCCCTGGGGCGGCCGCAAACACGTGATGTAATGCCGACGTTCGACCCAACCGGGCTCCGGGACTATCAAATCCCGCATGCCATAGCGCTGGCTCAGGCGATCAACAAGCCCGGGTTTCCCTGCGCGTGGGATACCTCCGACACGGGCACGGGGAAGACGTATGCGGCCTGCGGGCTGGTGCGTCATTTCAACGTGCCGGCGACGGTGGTGTGCCCCAAGGCACTGATGCCCGGGTGGCAACGCGTCGCCAAGCAGATGGGGCTGCGTGACGGGCTGCTGCGGACGATCAACTACGAGATGGTCCGGACTGGACGCGCCGTCGAATTTGGGGAGTGGGCCACGCTGCCGCGGGGGACGACTCGGATGCGCTACTTCAAGTGGCGAAAGGAAACCGGGATCCTGCTATTCGACGAGGCCCAGCGGTGCCGTGGACACGACACGCTCAACCACCAGATCATGGTTGGGGCTAAGCTGTCGGGAGTCCCCGTCATCGGACTTTCGGCCACGCCGGCGGAGTCGCCGATGGACATGCGGGCCCTGGGATACCTCAGCGGATGGTTTGATTACTACCACTTCTACAACTGGGTCCAGAACCATAACTGCGTTAAGCCCTTTGGGGCGCACAAGTGGATGTTCGTTGACCGCACCGGACGCACGACTACCCAGGTCATGGACGGGCTGCGGGAGAAACTCCTGGAACGCGGCAGTCGCATTTCCATTGCCGATCTTGGCGACGCGTTCCCTAAGAACACCATCGATTGTCAGTTATATCGCATCTCCGAGGCCGGCAAGATTAACCGTCTCTACGACCGGGTAGCTAAAGAGATCGACTTGCTCGAACGCCGCAAGGCTAACGACCGGGACCCAGAGCATGGGCTGACGAAGACCCTACGGGAGCGCCAGGAGATCGAACTACTCAAGGTCGGGCTATTAGAAGAGCTGACACGTGACGAGATCCTGCAGGGCCGGAGCGTGGTCATCTTCTGCAACTTTTTGTTGACGATACAGGCGCTCGCCTCGATATTTCATTCACTAGACCCTGCGATTATTACTGGAGCCGATGGATGGACTTACGAAATCAAACGACGCCATGAGACTACAGATCAAGCCAACCAAAGGTTCCAACGCAACGAAACTTTCCTGGCTATTGCTCAATCCGACGTCGGAGGGGTGGGCCTTGGTTTCCACGATCTTTGCGGTCGCCCGCGGACGTCACTGGTCAATCCGCACTGGTCGGCGATGGTCTTCGCTCAGAACCTCGGACGGATCCACCGCGATGGTGCTCTATCTCCCGCACTTCAGAAGTTCCCGCTCATTGAAGGGACGATCGAGGAGCGCGTTTACGAAGCCCTAGTTCAAAAGCGAGGCAACTTACAAAAGCTCTTGACAGACGCCGATCTTCAGCCATACTGCGGCCTCACACCAAAACTTGTTCACGTATGAAAGCCTCCAAAGACGATATTGCCCTGTTGATGAAAGAGACTAGCCTCGGACCGTCACCGGTTACGCTGGCTATCGAAGAGAGCGAGAACCTCGACGACGCGCGCGACTTGCTGAAGTCTTTTGGCGCACGGCTGACCCAGATGATCGTTGTTCGCCGGCGGGCTCAAGTCGAGGCCGAGCGGGCTCGGCGGGACTCGGTTTCGTCGGAGGAGCGGCCGCACCACAAGGAAAGCGCGTCAAGTCTGCAGCCGAAAGAGTGGTGCCCTCGATACAAGTCGGAATCATCGAGCAACGAGGCCGCCGAGATCGGAACGCTGCAGCATTACGCTGCGGAGACCGGGGATCTGTCTGGCCTGGATGACACGCAGGCGGAAAAAGTCACCGTTTGCCTCGACTTCATCGCCAATCGCGTCAAGGAGCTCAGGGCCCAGTATCCGGATCTGGTTGACATCAAGGAGGTCTACGGGGAGATCGACGAAGTTGAGTGGCCAACGATGAACGAACGATCGACCTCCGGCGGGTTTGTCGACCGGGTGCTACTATTCGATGACGGCCGGCAAGCCGAGATCTGGGACTATAAGTTTGGAAAGTGGCCGGTCGAGCCAGCCGAGAACAACCTTCAAGGCATCGTATACTTGCTGAACCTTCGTAAGCAATACCCCACGCTGGAGCGTGCTCGGGTTGGGTTCCTGATGCCTTACCTCGACATAATCGACTTCCACGACTTTACTCAGGCCGACTTCCCCGAGCTCTACGTGCGGGTGAAACGTCTAGTGGCCAAACGGCAGGACCCCAATCTGGCCGAAGAGAACCCGTCTTTCACCACGTGCATGTGGTGCGCGAATATCGCGAAGTGCAAGGCGGTCACTAACGCGGTGGTGAAAGCGGCCAAGAAGTTCAGCCCGCTGAAGGTCCCGAAGAATCTGGACCCGAACAGCATCTCGGCCTCCGACGACATCTCGGCGTGGATCCAATTTGGTGACGTATGTTCAGCCTACGGGTCGGCCGTCCGGGAGCTCTGCACGCAGCTGGTCGTCGAGGATCCTGCCCTGGTTCCCGAGAGCCACGACCTCATCGACCAGACTCTCCGCGAAGTGAGCGATCAAAGTAAGTGGAAAGCGTTCCTGGCTGACAAGGGCGTGCCGTCCTCTGTGCTTGAGAGAATCTCGAAGATCTCGCTGACCTCTGCCACTAAGGCGCTCCGGGATCTCGCGCCGCGTGGCGAGAAAGAACTATTTTCCAAGGCTGCGGAAGCTGAAGCTGCCGAGGCCGGGCTCCTGGTTCCAGGAACCACCAAGATCTTCCTTCGGGCGAAGCGCCCGCAGGTGGAATAAACCAAAAACAACAAGCAGAAAGTAAAACAAATGGCTAGCATGTCATTCTCCAAAATCCAACCGTTCGCCCCGGCCGCCGCACCGGCCGCCGCACCGGCTGCTCCCGCAACTTATCCGGGTCAGATCGCTGACGACCTCCGTGCCCGGGAAGCGGTCCCTGCCGCGCCGCAGGCCGTTCCAGCAGCGCCGCCGGCCGTCGCCGCGCCGAAGAAGGCCCGAAAGGTGAAGGTGCCTGAGGCCCCGGTCGAGATGCCCGTCACGCAGGTTCAGAACGAGGCCGAACCGCCTATGGACCCACAGATGGCGGAGTTCCTGGCCTGGAAGCGGGCTCAGGCAGCCACCGCCCCGGCCCCGGCCCCGGCTCCGGTTCCGGACCCGGCTCCCGTTCTTGCTCCGCCGGCGCCTACCAAGGCCCTGGCGACTTACCAAGCCCCGGGTGTCCCGGCCAAGTTCGACACGCCATTCGTTGGCGGCGACCGCCAAATCGATACCAACGACCTCTCGGTGCAAAAGCTGCACATCGTGCAACAGATCGGCGAGCTGTCCCGGTCGTTCCGGCCCGGTGAAGTAGTCCTTGACCGTCGCGTCTCGCTCTACCGTCCTCTCGCGCAGGGGGAACCGGCGCAGACGTGCAATAGCCCCGTTCAGTTCTACGTCCTGGGCTTTCAGGACAAGCTGTGGGTCGAACGAACGCAAGGCGGTGGCGGGCGGGTTGCTCGCAGCCAGGACGAAGTCATCAAGCTGGGCGGTGCGCTCACGTTTGCTGACGCGCAAACCAACAACAAGCCCTGGTTCCAGACCATGTCCAGGGCTATCGTGCTCGTCCGGAAACCGGACCACCTGGATGTCGACGATTTCTGCTTCGAGGACCCCGAAGGCGCCTATTGGGCCCTGGCCCAATGGGGGATGAAGGGCGGAGCTTACACCCACGGAGCTCGGCCGATCTATACGGCCCGGCGCATGGGCGTCCTGCGGCAGTCCTGGGTGGCCCGGAGCTGGCTCCTGACGACCAAGTTCGCGAGCTACCCGAACGGGCATAGCTCGTTCATTCCGTCCCTGGCTGTAGGGTCGGCCCCCTCCGCCGAGTGGGTCCATTGGTTGTCGGACGTTCTGTCTGGCCGCGACCTCGACGCCGAGGCGGCCCTGGGCGACGAATGACATAGTCGTATCGCGGGCCCGGGGGCTTGACAACCCCCGGGCCTTCTGTCATTTTTGCGCCATGCGAACCATCGCCATCGACTGGGAGACCTACTACGACAAGGAGTGTAGCGTAAAAACCCTGGGGAACTGGGCTTACACGCACCATCCCGATTTCGAGGCTTACATGGTTTCCGTCTACGACGGCAACGAAGCATGGGCCGGACACCCGAAAGATCTGAACTGGGATGCCGTATCCGGAGCGCGGTTGCTTTCCCACAATGCCGGGTTCGACATCGCAGTTTACATGGCTGAAGCGGAACGGGGCCGCGTCCCCTGGATCGATGTGCCTTCCTGGCATTGCACAGCTAACCTGACGGCTGCCATTTGCGGTCAGCGCAGTTTGAAAAAGGCCAGTGAGTGCTTGCTGAAGGACCGCCTTGCAACCCTTATCGGAACTGACGAGGTAAGCAAAGAGATGCGCGGGACGGCCGAAGGGATCCGTTACGAGGAGTTCATAAAGAACCCCGCTCAGTGGGAGGCGATGTGTGATTACGCGAAGCACGACGCGATTTTGTGCTGGCACATCTGGGACCTTTACTCCAGCCAGCTCCTTCCTTTGGAGCACAGGATGTCTGACGAGACCGTCCGTCTGGCGATCGAGGGCGTCAAGGTCGACTGGGCCCTTGTTGATACCTATGAGACCTGGATTTACAACGACCTTACGGAGGTTCGCGCCCATTTGCCTTGGGTTCTGGACGGCAAGCCCGAGACCAGCCCCCTGGCAATCAAAGACCATTGCGCTCGCAACGGCATCCCTGTGCCTCCCATAAAAGACGAGGACGAGGAAGGTTACGAAAAGTGGGTCGCGACTTACCGAGACGAATATCCCTGGGTTGCCAAGATCTCCGAGTATCGTAAGCTCGCTAAGATGGCCGCGTTCCTCCAGCGGTTGAAAGCTCGCCGGCGGACTGACGATTGCATCGACGCGCAACTGCTCTATTTCGGTGCCCATACTGGACGCTGGGCCGGCGCGCTAGGCGAGAAAGGATCCAGCGGAATCAACCTGCAGAACCTTCGGAAAGAACCGCTTCAAACGGCTTCTGGGCCCGTGCATCAACGACACGTTTTCATCCCGAAGAACGCCAAGTTCATCATCGCGGATTACGCCCAGATCGAGGCCCGCATCGTGAACTGGCTCGCCGGCAACTACGAGTTGCTCGCTTTGATCCGCGGCGGGATGAACATCTACGAGGCTCACGCCCGCATGACGATGGGCTGGACCGGCGGCAAGTTAAAGGAGGAAGACCCGAAGACCTATGCTCTAGCCAAGGCGCGTGTGCTGATGCTCGGATATGGAGCCGGTTGGGAGAAGTTCCGGGACACCGCTTTCAAGTTGATGGGCTTGAAGCTGACCGACGAGGACTGCGTGACGGTCGTCGAAGAGTTTCGGCGCACCAATCCTATGATCGTGGCTCTATGGCGCAATCTAGGGGACGCTCTGCTCGAAGCTGCGAGAGAGGACCAGGGTAAGAACATCTTCCACCTGCCTCTCCGGTCCGGGCGTGATCTTGTCTATACGAACGTTCACGCTTGCCAAACACCCAAGAAGGTTACGGAATGGGCCAGAGACAGGGACGGAAAGCCCACCCATAAGACCTCCAAGTCTGTGATAGGATGGAAAATCACAGCAGATTCTGGGGGGCGAAAAGTTGATCTCTACGGAGGGAAACTCGTCGAGAATCTCGTCCAGGCTACGGCCCGCGATGTTTTCGCCGAGGGCATTGCCCGGTTGTTGGACCGCGGTTGGCACGTGCCGCTGCACATCCATGACGAAGTCGTGGTTGACGTTCCCGCCTCGGTTACGGTAGAAGAAGTGGTCCGTGAGCTTGAGACCATTCCGAACTGGGCCAAAGAATGCCCAATCGGAGTCGAAGCGCACGAGGCTGACCATTATTGCAAGGAATGATTTATGATAAACGAACATGCTTGCGTCCCCACGATATCAGCGCAGGGGACTTTCTTCGCCACGCCCTGGACTTGGCTACCCGACCGCCAGGACATGGAGCAGTGCCGAAACAAGGACTACCGGCTGTCGACGTTCGAAACAGTTCCGCACTGCTTCTACTCCGGCTTCGTCGGCCGGGTCCCTTCGATGCGGGTCTCGAAAGAAAATCCCGCGATGGAAATGAGGAGCTTCATCGCCGACATTGATGCCAAACTCTCCTTCGAGGTGCTGATCCGGGCCATAGAATCGATCCCCGAAACGCGACGGCCCCGGTTTCTGGAGTCGACCTTGTCTGACAAGTGGCGACTCGTGTTTCCATTGGAGCGGCCATTTAGCTGGGGCAGCCTCGACGACCCGTCGCGCTTGTGGGACGAGTTTCTGAAGCTACTTGCCGGAGAACTAAAGCTGACCGCCCTATTCGCTGAGTCACTCGATAAAAAATCGATGACCACAACACAGGTTTGGTGGAATCACTGCAACTGGAGCAGCGCCGGCGACGCGTATTTCTTGCGGAAAGAACTGATCGACAAAATCGCTTGCGACGCGTTCGACAAGGTATCGCGCCGGCACAAGGTGGCTCAGGGGCGGCTCTCGAACCTCGAAGCGGCGAAGGAAGAACTGGGCCGACGTTACCCTCGTTTCCTGCAGGAATGGGATCCCGAGAACTTCAAGATCGGTGCGCGGGGCTCCTCGTTCTGGATCACGGGATCCCAGTCTCCGCTCTCCGCCATCGTCAAGGAAGAGGGTATCTTCACGTTTGCGGATCACGCGGACCGGAGCTTCTACTCTTGGAAGGATCTCCTCGGGGAAGGCTATGTTGACAAAGACCACTCCGACCGCGACTATAACATTAACCGGACCTACTATTTCAACGACACTGAGAACCGGTTCTACAAACTCAAGAACGGATCGGAATGGTTGACGCTCACGCCCGAAGCGGTCCGGCAGGAGTTGGTGCTTCTTGGTCTATCTCCGCGGGTGGAGCGGGACGGTGGCGACTTGGTCGCCGAGGTGGACCAGTGCATCATCCGGCTGCGGAACATGAATCAGGTGTCCGGGAAGGGCCCGTTCATGTGGAACCCCGAGAGGATTATCCAGCCCAGAGGTTCCTCGAAGCGATACCTCAACTCGTTCTACGAAGTGAAGCCGATTCCTCCAACCGCGGAGCGGACGCCCTGGGGCCCCGAGGGAAAGTTTCCGACGATCTCATGGCTCGTGGATCATCTATTCGAGGGACAAGATCGTGACATGTGGCTGAGCTACGCAAAGATCGCGTATATCCACTTTCTTGAACGCAAGAAGCAACTCAAGCAAGCGCTGATTGTCGCTGGCCCGCAGGGCACTGGCAAGACGCTGCTGCAGACCGGCGTCCTGTCCGCGCTGCTTGGCGGCCATGGCCAGGGCAACGGCTATCTCACTATGGAAACCCGCTTCTGCGGAGAGATGTTCGACCACGCAGTAATCTGCGTCGATGACGGTGAGGGCGGCACCACCCAGGCCAAGCAACGCCAGATGACGGAGCGGCTCAAGACGCTCGTCTCCAAGTCCGGGGTTACCGTCGAAGAAAAGTTCAAGACTACATCCCGAGGCGAGTGGTTTGGTGTCATCACGATCTCGGTCAATACCGACGTCGGGTCGCTCCACAACAGCATGCCCGATACGACCATGGCGATCGCCGACAAGTTGATCATTCTCCGCGTCCATTGTCCGGCGACGGACGACCGGGAAGGTCTCCTGGGGATGAAGCAGCCCGAGTGGGAGAAGGTCATCGCCCAAGAGATCGCCTACTTTGCCGCATGGCTTTACCACACTTACCAGATCCCGGACTGGGCGATTAGCCGGGGGCGGTATGAGCTGGTCCCCTACCACAACGAAATGATCATGACGGAGCTGGAGCACATGAGCGAGTATTTCCTCGCGTCCCGCATCATGACCAAGGCGATGCGCCTTTACTTCGGATCAGACCCCGAGGGAGTCAAGAAAGATACCTTCACTGGAGACCCCCTGGAAGTCTGGAGCTTGGTCGCACCCCTAATCCAGTCCAGCCGGGAAATGAACCAGCAGAGCTTCCTGAAACTGCTCATGAAGTTTGTGCAGAGCTCGCGTGTTCCGAATTCCTGGCTGCATTACGACCGCCTGAAGGGTAAGTGGACAGTCTACAAATCAAGGCTGCCGGCATGAACGACCCTTTCCTTAGTCTCCCGCGGCCTAAGCCGTTGTCGCGGACGGCTGAGCGAGAGCTTTTCTCCAAGCTGCATCGGTGCCTGAAGCGCAACCGGGATCCGAGAGATATCATGACCGAGATCTACAACCAATACATTCACTGGGCGGCCTTCTTGGTATCGCGCGGGTGCCGGTGGTCGGTCGACCGGAGAGAAGTGCTGTCGCTGGCTTGCGAGGTTCTCATGCGGACCGCCAACCAGTATGACCCAGAATCGGGTATTCGTTTCTGTAGCTACGCCCGGCATCGCATCGAAGGCGTCGGCCGCACCCAGTTGGCTGCGAAGTCCTGGCACAACGCCACGCACTGTTCCCCAAGCGATCAATGCCCGGACCCGGCGGACATCCAATACCGAAGCGCTATCAAGCAGCCCGACGAGGCGGTCGATGATTGCATCGATCAGGTCGATGCCAACCTCAGGGTCGAGCTCGTGCGACGATACCTCAAGGAAATTCCGCCCTTGACACGGCGGTTCATTCTCGCTTACTATTCGGGCGTCACGCTCAGAGAGCTTGGCAGAAAGCATAACTTGTCACATGAAAGAATCAGACAGCTCATCGGTGCCGCACTCAACCAGCTCCGGAAAATCATTCCGAATGAATCAGGGGTTCCTCAAGAAGGGCTGGGTAGTCGAACTGTTCCCGGAAGGACCCTGCGAGATCGTCCTGGTCAACGACTGCAGGGCGGCAGCGGTTCCGCTGGCCAGAAGGGAGGTCGTAATCCAGCGGCCTCAGGGGGAATCCTCAGTCCGGTTTACCGCCGTCCGAAACGGCATCAACATCAGCCCGATGTCCGAGGTCAGGATACTGGCACGATCAAGGAGGGAGTATGATCGGGAGCATCGTGGGAGTGGATCTGGGGACCCGGACGGGGGTGGCGACATTGCCGCTGATGGCGGGGCAGTCGATCCGCGTGATGACGCTCGACCTGCTCGCCGAAAGAGAACGTCGACAGCTGACAAAAAGCAACCCGAACGCCCTGAGATTCTTTGACCCACGAGTGGAGCGCCTATGGAAGCAGATGACCGATATCATCTCGATGTTGCCCGAGCCCGTGTTCTTGGCCTTCGAGGACGTCAGATTCGCAAAGTCTTTGGCTCAGGCTCAACTGTGGAGTTCTCTGAGAGGAGCGCTGTGGTGCCTACCGATACATCCCAGCCGGTTCTTCTCAGTCCCGACATCCACGCTGAAAAGCTATGCCGGCGCCAAGGGTCCGTCGAAGGAGGCGATGGAGGCGGTGTTCCGGGCGAAGTTTCGCTGCCAGGGAACGGTTGACGACAACATGGTCGATGCGGCCTGGGTTCTGACCTGGGCTGCTGAGACTAAACTCGGTCTAACCTTGATTGGAGGTAACTATGGGAAGACGACCTAACAACTCGGAAGGAAAGACCATCCTTCCGGGCATTGGAGACACGACGCACTACCAGCTTACGACGTTGCTGTCGGCAGCTTCATCGATGATCCCCTTTGTCCTTGAAGGAGCGGTCCGCGTCGGTCCCGAGATGGAAAAGCCCGCCATGGACGGCGGCGTGGCTATGGCTGCGGCGTCCAGCTGCATCCGTGTCTTCAGCCGCATCGACGAGATACTCGACGACCCTCGCCGGTGGTCGGTAGATGGGGTAATCGCCAACCAGGAGGTCGTCTCCGAGGCCGTTAAGACTCAGAAGAAGCTTCTGGAGGCGCAGCTGGCCCACGTCCAGCGCCCCAGCACTCGGTTGTCGCCCAAGCTCGGACGGACGCCGGCAGGAACCTGGGTGGCTGTCCTGGAGACTCCGGATCCGTCCTTCGCTCCGATCTTTGGGACAGGCCAAGATCCTGAGTCAGCATTGGCTGATTTCGACCGGTCATTCAAGTCTATCATGGGGGTCATGGAGGCCGTCGCCCGGCAGCCGGAGCCCAAACAGTCTGCGGAGCCGGGGTCGTCTGACCCGGGTCCGCCGGATCCGATGGAGAGGCTCCATCGCACGGCAGACGAAACGCCCAAGAAAAATCGACGACCAAGAAAGGATGCTGGAAATGATTCAAAAGAATAACGCCTGGACTGCCGAGGACATCGAGAAACTGAAGAAGCTCCGCGCCGACGGCGTGAGTATACGCGACGCTTGCATCCAGATGGGGCGAAGCTACAAGAGCGTTGAGAATGCCGCGATGCGTTACGGCATTCCTGCTGCTGAGGCACAAGCTGACGTGACCGCAGAAGACGACTACTGGAGAGACCGATACAACGAGGTCAATCGAAAGTATGCTGCGTTGGTGAAAGAACGCACCGTGGTCGACGTGCTGGCCGAGTCGATCCGGGACATCGCGCCGCGTTCCTATGAGACGCAGCCGAGCCGATACGTCCCGCCGAAGGAACCCGTCAGTCAGCCACAGCATGCGGTGCTACACATTTCGGACAGCCACGTCGGTCAGGTGGTAAGCGCTGACCAGACGCTCACGTTTGGATCTTACGATACGCGCATCTTCCTGGACCGTCTCGCCTATCTGGAGCGCGCTGTGACCTCGATCTGCACCCAGCACGTCAACACGGATCTGCCCGTTCTACACGTATGCTGGGGTGGTGACCTTCTCCACGGTGATCTGCAGCATGCCAACGAGGCGGGGCACGTCATGACGTTGTTCCACCAGTATTACGTCGCCGGGCACGCCTTCGCCCAGTTTATTCGAAACGTGAGCCAGCATTTCCGACAAACCATCTGCCACGGCGTCGTCGGCAACCACACGAGGTGGTCCAACCAGAAGAAGATGCCAACCGTCAATCGGTTCTCGAACCTCGATATGTTCTGCATGACGCTCATGGAAGCGCTGACACGAGAGGTCGCCGGCGTGAAGTGGGACCTGACCACGCAGCCGTTTGCCGAGTTCGAGGTTCAAGGCTGGCTCCACAGGATGGCCCACGGGGACCACCTGAAAGGCGGCGATCGAGCCCTGGGGATCCCAGCGCATGCGGTAGGACGCGAATTGTCGTCGACGGGTCAGCTCTACAGCAAGCATCGCAGGCGCCCCGTGAACTACTTCCTGCACGGTCACCTGCACCGCCCGATGGAGCTTCCCCACGCCAACGGGGACGTCCTGGTGAACGGCGGCTGGCCGGGCGTCGACGAGTATGCGCTGACGAACAACTTCAACCCGGTCGATCCGCAGCAGCGGCTGTATTTCGTTCACCCGCGTTTCGGGCGGACCGCCAACTACTATCTGAGTCTCCGTCACGCCGAGCCGGGCAGCGGGGCGAAGCATTACACACTTCCGGTGTTTGGAGGAAACAGCAATGAGTGAACAGCAAAAAGTTCTCGATGTAATCGAAGCGGAAATCAATTCGCTTCCTGACGAGGCGCAGAACCGAATTCGCCGGGTCATCGCTTACCTCATGGGCCTTGTCGCCAGCGATCGGGCGGCGGTTACCATCGCCATCGCTTACGTTGGTGCCTGGGCCCTGGTGCAGCAGGAGAAAGAGGAGCGTCAATGAAGTTTCGTTTCACGATCATCGCGCAAGTTGCCATCCCGGTAGACGACCCCAAGGCGTGGCCTGCGGAATCCGAATTAGCGGGACACGTTCTCAGGAGCAAGGGCATCCAAGGATCGTGGATCGAGATCTCGGATGTGGAGGAGGCCAACCAGAAGTGGGACGTTCTCCTGGGGGAGCACCGGTTTATCCAGCGCCGGCTTCAGGACCGGATCGAGGTCCTGGTCGTGCCTATGGAGGGCTGCGAAAAAAAAGTTGAAAATAATGTTGACCTGCCGCCGGAATCGGGTAAATTGTCCGGCGTATGAAGAAACTAAACTTAGTCCTCCACACCGGCGGGGCGCACGCCTCCCGTAACGAAATCTCGGCTGTCCGCACCCCGATGCCCGAAGGCCGATGGCACCCGCTGCCCCACATCGATCTGATCAATCAGGTCGAGCGCAGTCTCGCAGACCGAGGCATCCAGGTGGTCAATGAAGCGTTTGCCCTGGCCAAGGGCGGCAACCGTATGTTTGGAATGATGCAGCTGTCCGGGCAGAGCAACCCGGAAGATTACTCCTGGATTGCCGGGATCCGGAACAGTCACGATCAGAGCTTCCCCGTGGGGCTCGCGATCGGGTCAGGCGTGTTCGTTTGCGACAACCTCGCCTTCAGCGGCGAGATCGTCTTCAAGCGCCGCCACACCACCAACGTCCTGGAGGATCTGCCGGCGCTGACCACCACCGCGATCGCTGCCCTGGCGAACGGGTGGACCAGCCAGGATGTCCGGATGGAAGCCTACAAGTCCCAACAGCTCTCCCGGGCCGGCGCCGCGGAGCTGATCATCGACCTCGCGGAGAACGACGTCCTGAATACCCGGCAGGTGCTCCCGGCATTCAAGGAATGGGACTGCCCGCGCCACCCGGAGTTTGCCGCGCACTCGAACGTTTGGCGATTGTTCAATGCCGTCACCGAAGTCATCAAGCCGCCGGTCGACAAGTCCGGGCTCCGGAAGGGGCATTACCTCTTCGAGCTGCCGGCGAAGACCGAGCGGCTTCACAGTCTGTGCGATGCCGCGTGTGACCTGATGGTCAACTGAGACTGGTCAGCAAAAAGAAACCCGGTGCAGGGTAACCCGCACCGGGTTTCATGCTTTTGGGTGGGTCAGTAGCCGAGAGCTCTCAGGTCAGTAGCGACTGCCTGGAACAGATCCGCGACTTGCTCCAGATTCTCGAATCCGATGTTGCCGCGTTGCGCGCCGTTGATCTTCAGTTCAGCCTGAAGCGCCGTTCCCGTTTTTGTCAGCGTGAATTCATAAGCCGTTCCGCTGATGTCGTCCGTCGCGAGCCACTTACGAACTGTGGGCTCTTCCTGGTTCCATGTGAGGTTTTCGCCTGCCATTGTTTTCTCCGTCGTTGGGTTGTGGTTTGGGTTTTCCCGCCCTCCCTACGGAAGGCGGAAATTTATGAAGGTCTCCGCATAGACCCGTTCCTCCGGTCGGATCGGGCGAGACCCATGTAATTCGGTATGCTCGCCCTGGAGGATACGTTCCGGGTGTCCAGGTGGCCAGCTACGTCCTAAACGACGGTTGTGCCAGTCTTCCCACCAGCCTGGATCGCTCTCGGAAGAGGTGACTCGCCCCGCTATCTCGGCCTCAAAGAGCTTCCGGGAGAAGAAAGCCTCGTCAATACCCCACCAGCCGTCGGCAATGTCCGGCCACATCACTTTCACTCCAGACCGTCGGACGGTTTCCAACGCGCGGTCCCAATCGCTAAACCCAAGGATCCGCTGAAACACCTCGGACGTGGCGACGAGATGCGTGGACGGGTAATAGTTGCAACCGAACACCTCGCCGTGGTCGTCATAGCATCGGCTTCCTGCGAACCCAACGAACAGGTCCGCACGGATGATAGAGGTTGCGTCTATGAATCGGCGGGAGAGCGGAACTTGGTCGAGACCGGAGGTCATCACGACTTCACCAGGATACTGGCACGCGCCCCACAGCAGAGCGATCGTGGGCACCCAGTTTCTTGGCGGCTTGGTCCCGATGCCGAGTGGGACCTGGACGTGGATGGCATCCATTCCCGGCGGCTGGTTCAGAGGCTGGTCACCGCAGTAGACCACGGTGGACCGGATTCCCAGCCTAGCGTAGGCGCGCGCGTTGAGCGCAAGGTAATCCCCGAATTCGCCCGCGCCATCCCAACCAAAGATGACACGATCGATCCGCATCAGATCGCTTTGGCCTGGATGCCAGCCAGGACATTCGACGCTCCTGGTGGCGTCGGTGGCACTAGATTGCTGAGCCGGCCCTGCTGGGTCTTGTTGACCGTGGCGGCTGGTGCCTTGGGCATTCCTTGCGGGGTTGGCGGGACCATCCCAGCGGCGGGCGCCGCTACGGGGGTTTCACCGCCTTCCGAGGGCGCAGCTCCAGTCAGCTCACCGTATTCCGGAAAGATCTCCATGAGCTTCCCGGCGTTATCGGCGGCCACCACCTCGTCCTGGGAGATGACTACCGGGTTGAATAGGGCTACGGATTCGTCCTTCGCCCGGTAGAATTCCAGCCCCATCTTCTCGCGGATGAACTGGGCATGCTCGCCAACAGCATCCGCCTGGGCGTAGGTCTTCTCCCGCGGGACGATCACGCCAGGAATCTTCTGCTCCAGGACGAGCCTAACTGCCGGATCTTTCGCTACCGGATCCGGGATCTTCAGCTTACCGGCTGGAGCTTCCGCAGCCGGCATTCCGGCCGGCGGCGCCATCTGGACTTCATTCAGTGCCATCTTCGTTCTCCTCTTCGTCTTCCTCGCCGACGCCGAACAGTTCCTTCGCGCCTTCGACGAATAGTTTCATCTCTTCCTCGGTCAGCCCGAGGTCTTCCAATGTGATGTCTCGATCCGTGATCATTGCAGGTTCAACTCAACTTGACCTTCGAGCTCGCCCAGCCGACGGAGCTTGTTCTCCAGGTTGGCTTCCACGAGCGACTTGAGCCCGAAGGCTTCGACTGGGGCCCTGGCGATGGACGGCGGAACGGTGAAACCCTCCGCCTGTTCTTCAGTGAGGTCGAGACCGGCCAGATCTTTCCCGGGCTCCGGCTGGATGACGAGCTCGCCCTCCGGGGTCCGACGCAGTGCCTCCATGAATTCGACGAAGCTGGCGAGCTTGGCACCGGTTTTCTCAGTCCATCCGCTTTGGTCCCACAGCTTTTTCTCTCCGAACCAAACGATAGCTTGCAGATCTGCCGGCTCCATGCCAAGATCCTTCGCAGCCTGCCGAAAACCATCCGCAATGACGTCGTAAGCCACATCATCCACTCCCGTTTCGTTCCGCGCCAGAATGCGCCATTGCTCTTTCCCACGATTGAGCAAACGGTGCGCGATGCGCGCGGCCCACACATCAATAGTCGGCCCCCAGTCGGCGCCCGTCAAGTTTCCCGTGAATTGCTTGGTCTTTTTGCCACCCGACCCATCGTCCCAAGCATCACCCAGCACCAAAGCAACCGAAGTGCTGTTGGCCCCGAATAGTTTCCCGTTGCTTTTTCGCGGCTTCAGGCCTTCCCGATTGATCAGCCAGGACAGGAACGATCGCTGCAGATCGCCGCCTTCCTTCTGACTCCCGCTTTTGACGTCGTTGTAGAAGGCTGTCATGATTTCGGGGTCTTTCGCCTCGAACTTTTCCCAGCCTTCGTTGATCCGGTTGACGATGTCCTTGTAGTCGCCTTTCTTGAACCGATTGTAAGCGTCCAGCGCCATCAAGAAGTTCTCGCGGACTCCGGTTCGAGGCGAAGTCGCCGCCAGAAGCTGCGCGAACATGACCATGTCCTCGCCAAAAATGCTCTTCCCGAGCTTGGCCGCCAGCCGATACCACTTTCGGGCCAGGGCAACCCTGGGGTTCTCCATCATCTTGCGCCCCTCTTCCGCTAGACGCTCCCCGAGGACTTTACTGACCTGCGTCCGGACTTCCATCGCGGCCTCCCGCGCGCCCAGATCTTTCGGCAGCGAGTTGGCGACTTCGTTGCCTACGACTGAGTCCGTGATCTGATACGGCAGCTTGGCATAAACCAGATTGCCCTTCTCATCCTGCTGCGGGACGTTGTTTTCATCCCGAGAGAACTGGACCGGCATTGACTCCGGGAATTGCTTCGCGGCTGCCTCGATCTCTTCCTTAGCCGCGCGTCGCTTTGCTGCGATGCTAGCGTTTTTTGGCAGGAACAACCCGCCCATGCCACGCTTCCGAAGGTTATCAAGCGAGTCGGAGAACACTTGGAACTTGTTGTCCTCCTGGCTCAGGTTGGCCCGCATGAAGTCGAGCACCTTAGGCGTCTTCGGTTTGGTGTCTACGAGCGAGACCTGGGCATTGTCGACCCAGTCCTCGTTGTCCAGGAAAATCCCCTCCACCTTGCCGCGGACGGCAGGCCACTTGCTATCGGGGATCTCGATGTGCAACCGGCCCTGGTTGGGCTCGTAACGAATCCGGACGAACCCGGCCTTGAGCGCTTTTTCGCGCTCGGCCACGTCCGGACGGTCAGTAAACTTGGTCCCGAACCGCTTGTTGTAATCAGCCGAGTTCTCGGCCAGATCGTTCTCGTGGAGACCCGACGTCACCTTCTTGACCGACCCATCCGGTAGAATCCACCCTGCGCGGTCGCCCTTCAGCCCGGCGAAGTCGAGATCTTTCTTGCGCCGTGGAGCGAACGCCGGTTGGGTCGCCGGCTGCGTCATGCGCTCAACGCCGATTGCGGCCAGATCAAGGGGCGCCTCGGCCGTTCCCTCGGGGGTCGTCCAGGGCATCGTCGGCTGCGCCTGTTCTTTCAGGATCCGGTTGACCTCGGCCTCCGGGAGAACCCGGTTGATCTTCATTGATCCGCCGATCATCCAGTCACCGGTCATGTTGGGGTTGGTCTTGTATCGGTAGTAGCCGTCCTCCGGGATCTTCGCAAGATCCGCGCGAGTCGGACTGAAAACGCCACGAGCATTAACTCCCGCCGCGTTAGCCTCAGGCTGGTAGTCCACGTCGGCAGCCAGTTCCACTTCGGCCCAGACTTCGTTAGGCCGGCGCGCCCAAACTTTGCCGTCCTTCTTGATGCCGATGTGGGTCGCCAGAGGCAGATCCCCGGCGTGCCATCCCGGGCGGAACTTGAGCGGCCCGAGCTTCGAGCGGACTTTTCCACCTTCTGCCGAAGGGCCCGCCGTCGCGTCAAGCCATAGCCCGCGGGGCAACGGATCCGTCGCACCAACGAAAAGTGGGTATAGCTTACCGTCCCGGACTCGGAAGAGCTTGTAGGCCTTGACCGTCTTCTCGGGGGCGTCCTTGGTCCGGACCCGGTATCCGCCTCCAGCGGGATCCGACATGACGTCGCCCTGGGTCGGGAACACGTCAGCGTCGGGAAGCGCATCGGACCGTTTCCGCGGCAGGAAATTCAAGCCTTCGGGGCCCATGCCCTCCTGCGCGACGTCCTCTGACTGCAGCGACTGCATCTCCTGCGAGTTGGTCGCGTCGGCCTTCAGCTGATTGGCCCTCTCTGCAATCTCGAAAGCCTCGGTGCGGGTCACATACCGGCCCGTGCTGGTCACAAACCCGTTGTCGACATAGGTGTCCGGGAAGTGACGCAGGATATCCTGGGGACCCCAGTTGTTTTCCTTGATCGCGGTCATCAGCGCCGCGAAGTGCATCGGGCCGGTCCAGACCCGTCCGTCCAGACGAGAGCGGATGGCGGCCATCTTGATCGTCTCGACGTCAGTCCGGTCAGCGGGCAGGAACGCGGTGCGGTCCTCGTCGTAGGGACGCAGCTTCTCGACCGTAGCGTCGTCGGCACCCTGCTCCTTCGCCCATTCGGTTACCGGCTTCTCCACGGCGGGAGGCGGCGTTGTCTCCGGGGCGGGAACCGGCAGCGTTTCAGGTTCTCCCGCGGACCTCCGCATTTGCCTCATAAACCACGAGGCACCGCTCTTCGCCATATTGATCTGACCAACTGCCGGGCGCGGTCCAGGGAATTCCCGGCCACGGAAATATCGGGACCGATACCGGGGCAACGCGGCGCCTTGGGCCGGAAACGTGGGCATCCGCCCATTCACAAGAGCGTCCGCTGCGGCTCTCATCTGGGCCGGGTCGGTGAGCACGGTCTCTCCACTGCCACCCGTCGGGACGACGTCACTTGCCACCGAGTCCCAGATTGCCTGCTGGTTGTTCCGCTGCGCGAAAGCTACTGAATTGGCCCGGTGCTTCTGATTGACGACCGCGTTGACGTCGATCGATACCATCGCTTCGCCACGTGGGCCCTTGGCCTCAATCTTGAAGAGCCCCGGTTTTACCCGGTAGTTGCTCAACGCATCCGTGTAGGGCTGAAGCGCGGATCGGACTCTCTCGACCGTCAACTCATTGGCGGGCACGTTGACCGAGGCAAGCGTTACCACATCCGTCGGTTCTTGCCGGGTGACCCCGGGGTTATCCGGATCGACCTCCCGAAGACGAGCCGGGTCGAACAATGTCCCGTCCGCGTTGAGCGTTCCACCAAATTCTTCGCCGCTTCGGATCTTGTCGATGAGCTGGACGGCGTTCTTGTGGATCATCAGCAACGAGGGGTCCAGCAAACCGATCTGGGTGCTGAATCCAGCCATGCTGCCGGAATCTTCCATCACCTCACGCGCCTCGCGGAAGAACTGGCCCTTCATCATGACCGCCAGCGCTTGGTCCATGCGCCCGGCCGCCATGTCGGCTTCGAACTGCCGATTCACCTGATCGCGGAGAGCGTTGGCAAGCGGAATGCCCATCTCCGTATCGCCGGCGAGCGAGATGCCAACCGCGTAAGCCTGCCCAGTCAGCCCGCCAGGGCCCTTGGCCAGCGCCGCAAACTGCTCGGGAGTCATCGTCGCGACGTCACGCAAGCGTTGGATCGCGTCCGCGCGCGGCAGGAACCCCGCCGTCGCCAGCGGTGTGCTGATTTCCCGGATCGGCGTTTCGCGCACCCCGATTCCTTCCGGCGGCGTGACGATGTCTTCGAGGTTAAGCGCCTCGATCGCCTCCGTCAGGTTGTCCTTGGCGTTGTAACCCTGCCGGGACAGCTCAGTCCGGATCGGGTTCATCTCCATGATGTCGAAGCGTTGGTTCCCGAGCTCCGGCACAACGAACTGTGGGCGCGGGCCGCCCACCTGAGGCACCACGCTGGGCAGCCCCCGGGCTTTCGCCTCGGCCTTGGAGAACCGAATGCCTTCCGCCGGCACCGGGGTCAGATTGTTCTCGGTGGCCAGGATCTGCGCCTCGACGTTCCCGGGGATCGTGATGCGTTCCCCGGTAACCGGGTTGACGCCAGCAGGCTGACGCTTGGTCGTGGTTGGCGGCGCGATCCCCATGAGCAGGTTCAGCATCGTCGCCGTCGTCGCCGGCAGCTGATTCGGGCTGAACCCGGGTGTCGGCTGCGGGACATACCGTTGGTAGCCTTCCGGCACTCGAATCGGCTGCCCTTGGCCCGTAAAACCATTGGCGTGGTTCTGCGAGTAGGCCGCCAGATCGCTGGCCATGGCGTTTAACCCGTCCGTCGTAAACCGGAGCCCTTCGGGTGTCTGGATATACTCCCACGCCGCGGGAATCAGGTCGGCGATCTGCCGGACACCCGGCTTGTCCGACGCCATCAGGTCGTTCAACAGGATCGTGGCGTTGCCCAGGACCTTGTCCGGGCTCAGACCGAGCACCTGGATGCGCGGGGCGCCTCCAGGCTGAGTCGAACGGAGCATGCGGAACCGGTAGGGGATCGTGTTCTTCTGGAAGATCGCCCTGGTGGACTCCTTGATGTTGGGGTCCGCGGAGAGCTGTTCCCTGTAGTAGGCCTCGGCTTGGTCGTTCCGGCGTTGCCACCGTCGCAGGGCATCCTTGCCGGCCGACGGCTTCACTGACTGATAGAAGAGCGATACCAGGGGACCGCCGCGGTCCATTCCGAGGGTCCGGATGGCCCCGGCGATGCGCCGGAGGTTCTCAACCTGGGCTTGGTCGATGTCGGGGTTCTGCTCGACGGCCTGGAGGATCTTCTCCACGTCGTTCAGGTCCCGGACGTCCCGGGCTGCCGTCCGAGCGAATTCACCGGCGCCCATACCACCCCGGAGGTTCTCCGGCTCTTCCCCGGCAGCTACCGGGGGAGTCTGGACACCGGGCACGGTCATCGCGCGCGGCGTAATGGGCGCCGGCGGCGTTACCGTGGGGGTGACTTGGGACAATGGAGCCCCCGCGGGCGTAGGAGTTTCACCAGGAGCCGGAATCGGTGCTGGCGCGGTTGGTCCGCCGGTCGGGGGCAAAGGAGGGGGCTGCGCTGGGCCGCTAGGGGGGCTAGAAGGCGTCGGGGGTAGCGGGGGCGGTGTCGGGGCCGCCGCGGCCGCAGGAAGCGGTGGCGGGGTCGCCGCTGGCGAAGGCGCCATGGTCCCGGCGGTCTGGAGGACGCGGAAAGAAGGCTCAATCGGGAGCGTCCCGGGCACGGCAGAGGCCATTTCGGCCACCTCGGGACGGAATCCGGGGATTACCGCCTGGAAAAAGCGTCCAACAAGCCCCGCGATAGGCTGGACGACCCCCGGAGGGAGCCCGTCAAGCCGGGATCCACGGGATACTAGGGAAAAATGTTCCGCAGCAATCTCGCCGAGGGCCTGTTCCCGCGAGATAGACACCGGGGTCGCCCCTTCGGGGAGGTTGGCGTTGAGCATCCGCTCGTAAAGCGACCGGAAGGCCTCAATCTTATCGGGCCCGTAAGCCTTCTCGATGTCCCGCTGCAGCTGGATTGACTGTTCCGGGGTGGTCAGAGCGTGCATGAGGTGCCCCAGCTCGTGGTGCATCCCCGTGGTGTCTTCGGACAGGTAAATCTCGTAGCTGCCGTCGGGCGCCGTCCCGGCGAAATAGCCATGGGCGTCCGCACCGAAACGGTTTTGGAAGGCGTCCCTGGGCATCAGCCAGATCTTGGTCTCGACGGACCGGCCCGTGTTGGGGTCCTGGACCCGCCGGTAATGCTCTCGCATCCTGGCGATCAGTGCGGCGGCCTTTTGGCCCACCGGATTCGTTGCCATCCGCCTGACGGCGGCCTCATGCCCGGCGTTGAGGTTCTTGATGTCAGTAGCACGCTCCCCGGTCTCAGCGTAGGGCGCTGAAGGGACCCCCTGGACGTCCGCCTGTTTCCAGGCTTGGTGCAGCCCGGTAAGTGCCGAGTCGCGTCCATACTGGAATGCCTCCGACCCCAAAGCACCGTAGGCACCCAGAGCGCCCGAAGAGATGATGCCGGCGGCCATTTCCGGGTCGTCGGCCAGAAGCGCCAACGGAACCGCACCGGCCGTGCCGTGGACAACGCCTCGGCTGCCGGTAGCAATGCGGCGTCGGATCCATTCCAGGCCGCCCTCACCCCTAGCAAACTTGGCTCCGCTCTTGGCCATCTTTTCGCCCATTGCCTTCACGCCCCGACTACCCAGCGCCAGTGCCGTGCCGATCAGAAGGCTGGCTGGATTGCCAGACATAACGGCAGCGGTCAGACCGGTCGCCATGGCGATGCCGGCGACTTTCGATCCCATGAACTTGCCCAGCCCGGCGATTTCCTTCCCCGCTTTCTCCAGGGGTGCCGCCACGGCAGCACGACCCGCTCTGCCGACCGCCTCCACCGTGCCGCGTCCCGCGGCCGATATGGCACGTCCGATCCTCGACTTGGCCGCTTCCAACGCTGCGGCGTCCGCTGCCTGGGCGATCGTTCGACCCGTCCGGGTGTTGACCAGCTTGAAACCCTTCGCGCCGGCGCCTACGGGAATCGCATTCGAAATGTCGGTGAAGATCGAGACGTTGTCGATCTCTTCCGGATCAAGCTTGACGCCGATCTGCTGCAGCTCTTCCTCGTTCAGTCCACCGAGCGCTTCGGTGACAACGCCCTGGCCGGAGCGCGCCCGATCATACTCGTAGTAGCGGCCCATCCGGTTAATGAATTCTTCAGCCGGATCCCGCGGGTCAAGCTTCTCGATACCAGCCTGGACGAACCGCTCTGCGGGTCCCCGCAGTAGCGAATTCATAAAGCTGGCGACACGCATCCCGCGGCGGAGCGTTTCTCCGACGCCTCGCTGCGTAGCTTCAAGCGCACTGCCGCCGGTCGCGGCCGTCGCTGCCGCCTCCGCGACACCACCGACGATCGGGACTGCGTTCATGAGCAGGCCACCCGATTCAACACCGCCGAGCTCGATAGAGGCCAGCAACGTCTGAGCTGCGCGAGCTTTCTCCTCGTCCGTGCTGCCGGGGAGCGCTGCGTAAAGGTTCGCACCGAGCTGCCCCGCCCCCTTGAGAGCGGAACCGAACATTCCGGGCATGCCCGAAACGCCGGCGCGGAGGACCTGACGGATCGCCTCGGAAGTCAGGCCACGGGCGTCCTTCTCTTTCCGAATCCGGAGCATCCGGTCGAAGGTCGCTTGGTCGTAAGCTCGATTCTCGATCCAGAACTTCGCCATCTCCTTTTCGGGGACGAAGAGCGCATCGTTGATCAGATCGTCGTCGGTCCGGTCTTCCCACTCGGCCAGCGGGGACCAGTTGGTGTCGTTGGTGACAGGAGCAGCCGCTTCAGGCTGCGCGGGAACGCCCGGTTCGTCGACAGGCTCCCAGCCGGAGGTGTCAGTGACGACCATCCCCGGTTCCGGTGTGAAGGCGGGAGGCGATTCGAGGATCGAGGGCGAAGAAAGAGTCTGAGGTGGGGCACCTACGGGCCCGTTTGATTGCGGAAGCATGGCTTCAGCACCCGCCACCTCAGAAAGGGGAGCCGCCGGTTCCGGTTTTCGAACGCCGAAAACGTTGGCGACAGAGGGATGGAGTTGGCTTTGAAACGCAGAAAGAGCGGGAGCAAAAACGGAGGCATTGCTAGCGCTCAGTCTCTTGAGCCGCTCCGAAGGGAGATCCTGCACATTCAGGGGCATAAGCTTACTATCGTGACCGAGTTGATACCCGTCAACCAATCACCCCGGGACGAACATTCTGCAGACTGCCGGAGGGGACGGTGGGGGCTGGTAGAGCTGCCGGTGGCGTGGCCATGGGTGTCGCCGAAGAGCGTTGCTTACGCTGCTCGCTCTGGACCCACTTCCAGGTCTCGTCGCCCACGCGAAGGATCTGCCCGCCGATGTCGATTCCCAGCGCGCCCGTGCGCGTATCCCGCACGAGACGACCGCGGAGCAGCGTGGAATTCGGAACGCTCTGCACCCTGGCCGGCTGACGATCATACGTCGAGTAGTCGATGCCGCCGGGCATCGCGGGCGCCGCCGTCGGTGTCATGGTGGATCCAGTGGCCGGCGCTGTAGCCGAGCCAGGAGCCGGAGTCGCCACGGGCTGACCGGAATCAATGCTGAGTGCGGTATTGGAGCCCTCGGGGAAGTAAAGACCCGCCTGACGGTTCGCGATGGCTTTCTTCGTCAACTCGCGCCGAAGGTTCAGATACTCGTTCCAGGCTTCCGGTGTGTCCGTCATGCTGCGAACCGATCTCAGCAAGAAAGCGATGTCCTTGTCGGACAAGGCGCCCTTCATAAACTCGACCTGCCGAAGGGCCTGATTGTTGATAAACATCTCAAGATCGCGTTGATCCTGAAAACGCTTGGTCGCGGCCTCGCCACCGAAGGCGGAGCTGACGAAATTCCACTTCTGCGCGGCCCAGTTGCCTCGCAAAGGACCGACGGTTTCGGGGGACACCGCCTGCTGCGCGCGGTCGATGTCCAGCAGTGCCGTTTCAAGCTGAGCTAGGTTTTCCTGGACCTTCCGGGCGTCGGCCGGATCGATCGAGGGCATCTGACGGAGCGCTTCAAAGAGTCCCTCGTCGTCCTTCAGCCCACCAGTGCGAGGGTCGAACGCTGCGGCCAGATAGCCGCCCTTCGTCAGCGACGAAAGCGCCGCTTCAGCGAATGGAGTGAGCTTCTCGCGCCCGAACCCGCCCTCGGCTTCGAACTGGAGCGCCCGCTTGTTGGACATCATGTTGCGGATTGCTCCCATGTCGTAGACCTGCCGGCCATCCGCGGCGGTATACATTGGGGCTTCCCCACCGACCTCGTTGTTAAAAGATTCGAGGATCTGCAGGTCGAGGATAGTGGCGTCCCGAGGGAGCTTCGCGTCGAGGTTTCGCTTCAGCCGTTGCATCCGCGCCGTCTCGTCGATCTTGACCCGCATATCAAGCCCCTGCTCGAAGGCCTGCATTCCGCGTTGGTAGGCGGCCGCGGCTTCGACCGGAGCGCTACGGAGCGATTCCGGCGAGGCGATGACTGGCGAGGAGATATTGGGACCGGAAAGGTCGATCCCACCCAAGGTAAATTGAGCGTCGTTGAGTGCCATATCACTTGACTAGGGAAGAGGCGCCTTTTGTCACACCGCTGGCCCCGCCACCGAAGAGGCTGCCAAAACCACCTCCGCCGGCGGCGCCGCCGAGAAGGCCTCCGAACATGTTGGTCCCAGACTCGATCATGCTGTTAATCATCGAGGCTTGAGACAGAGCTTTCTGACCCCTGAGCCCGGCCACCTGTAGGGCCTTCTGGTTTTCGAGGTCCAAGTTCTGCAGATCCATCGCAAGCTGGTCGCGCCCGGTCAAGCCGACCGGCCGGATCTGCTGCGCGACACCCTGCTGGACGTTGCCGTAGAACCCGGCCCTGGTCGCTGGGCGTGCCGTGGACTGCGTGACAAGGTCGCCAAGAATTCGCTGCCGGCTTTGAGTCAGCAGGTCATTCAACTGAAGTGCCTGCGCGGCCTCGGCCCTGCGTTGACTCTCCAGTTGGAGTCCGGCCGAACCGAGCAACGTCCCGAGGCGTGCGGCCACGGGGCCCGTTCGATTGCCTCCGATTCCGGTAGCTGCGGCCTCTTCAAGACCCGTCCGGACCAGCTCCGCCTGAAACTCGGGCGGGAGCTGGGCGCCACGCCGAAGATTCTCGCGCGTCTGGGCGAGCAACTCGCGGCGAATCTCCTCAGCAACCGGACTGACAGCCTGCGCTTCTCGCACCTGCTGGGCGAACAGTTCGTCCGCAGCGGCAAAGTCACGCTCAGCACCCTCTACGGTCCGTCGAAGACCGGTTTCCGCGGCGGCCCCAGCGGCAGCCAGATCCGGGTTGGCTTTGCGAAACTCTTCGAGCGACCGAGTGTAGAAGGCGATGTCTCGCGCGGCGGTAGTCTTCGCCACGGCGGGAACGTCGATCCCTTTCAGGGCCTTGATGGCGTCCATCTGGGTGTTGATGGCTTTGCGCTCAGCGTCGCCTTTTACGGCCGCCTGGGCGATCCCGCCTACGGCTTGAAGCACTGGTCCGAGGAACCACATAGCGTCATTCTTTCACGAGGCACCACAGGGCATACCGGGGGCCATTGTTTTCATGTCCCGACACGGTCGGGAGATCGTAGTTGTCACTCTCTTGCATCGGAGGAGTCGTCAAGGTCCCGCGGATCGCATTGACGACGGTATCCTGGGTGATCGTCTGGGTAGTAGCGCTGGCTTGGGGGCCACCGCCCTGGCATTGACGAAGCAGATAGTCCTTATCAGCCACCCATCCGTCCTGAGTTATCAGGTAGATGTCATCGTTGACATCGGCGGCAAAGCGGCCTGTGGCGTGCCAGTGGGTTTCCGGCCACCCTGGAGTTTCCTCGTTAGTCAGAACGTGGGTTTCTTCACCGAAGACATCACCTGCGGCCCGCGGCGTAGTGACCCCGGAGACCGCCGGGTTGTTAGCAACCGGCGAGGTGCCGGCGTCCTTGTGCGCGGCGGCCAAACAACGCCCGCGGATCGAGGGGCCGAGTCCCGTTACGCTGGCTTCAGACCAGCCGGGGTTATATCGTAGAGCCTCCGACAGAGTGCGGTGCGTGACGAACTTGACGTCACCAGGAGAACCGCTCTGGGTTCGCCATTGGCCTCGTTCAAAGATCAGCTGGGCCGCGATGTCGGTGTCCCAATAAAGCTGCCCCTCAGCTGGAGACGCTGGCCGCGCAGCGGTTGTCCCTCGGGCGCCAACAAACGCCTGCCAGACGCCACCGGTCTTGACCCACAGCGTCTGTGGGAGGTTGTCCGAGTCCGTTTGGAGCCAGATCAGCACGCTCGAATCGGTAGGCTGCGTCTGGCTGACGGCGTAAATCGATTGGCTCGACGGGCTGATATCGAGCGGGACGTAGGTCTTGGCGTTGTCATCCCAGACCCAGAGACTGGTTCCCGTCGAGGTAATCAGGAACAATGGACCCTGGTCGCTCGTCGGGATCTGAGTGCCGATGACGAAGGTGGAAATCCCGAACGGTGCGACGATCCGGAGCCGCTCGACAATGTGGTTGACGAGCTCTTGGAGGTTACCCTCGAACGCGGGATCGACCGGAGCGGCCTGGATTACGAGTTGGGTGTCATTGATCGCCATAGGTCAGACAATAGATGTGCCCTGGTCGGGCGTCGACGTGTCGGTGGTGGATCCAGACGCTGGCACGGGCGGCAGGTTGAACGGAGGAGAGATATAGTCCTCGATGCAATCTGCCCGCTTGTCGTATGGATCGATGTGTTCCTGCATCAGACAAAAGGTTGTGTGGTCGGGAAACAGATCCCGGATTTGAACCCGCCGAAGAACTTGGGCCCATAGACCCGGAGATCCTCAGCCGCGCGCGCCTCTGCCGTCTTTTTCGCCCGGTTGGCTGCCGCCGCAGCGCTAATGACCGACGTCTCGCACGCTACCCCGGTTGCCGTGTAGCCCCCGTAGGATTCCATCACCGTAGCACACGATTCCCAAATCTGCGGCGGATTCAGCAGCAGGGCCTCAAGCGCTTCCTCTAAACTATCGCCGGCAGAGGCAGCTCCGTCAAATCGCGTCACGCGGACGTTGCTCTCGTTTTTCTCGCACACGCCGGATTGCTCGTCGTTTTCCAGCGTCGCGAAGACCCGGATGGTCCGGATTCCGCCGGGTCCGGACCCCATGACGCACAGCTGGAAACCGTAGTCGATCGGGTCCGTCCGATCCGACTCGACGCCGCAGGAGTCCAAGGAATCGTCCGGGGACTGCCGCGTGTCGACCGTCGAAACGGTCCGGGACTGCTTCTTGAACCCGAAAAACTTGGTGTCCGCGGTGTAAATGTCCGACGCCCGAATCACGCCGCGCTGTGCCTTGACAATCTTTGTGCAGCTCTGCTTGTAGCGTCCCCGGGTCGTTCCGGCCCACGAGATCTTCAGGTGAGTCTCGTCCCAAAACTCGGACATGCTCAGCTTCGCGTATTTCCACTGCTTGGGCTGCTTCGTCCCGAACAAATACCCGCGGGTCTCCAGGGCCCAGGTAATCGGCGTGAAGTTGTCCAGCCGCTCGTGCATGAAGGCTTCCCACATCCGATAGCGGCCGTCGCGGTCATAGCTGACCTGGAAGATCCGATCCTGGCCGGCGATGTTGGCCGTGACCCACTGAACCGGACGGGTCCCGACCCAGAAGCTGTCCCAAGTCGGTCCTTCCTCTTCGATCGTAGTGTCCAGGCCTTCAAGGTCGGCAACCCAGGTGTGCCGGTTCCACTTGTCGGCGTAGGGAACGCTAATCAGCAGGTAGCCCAGGTAAGCGCCGGCGGCAACGCCCGAGAGATCGGGATCCAGCCGCTGCTTCGACCAAACCATGTTCGTATCGATGACCTTCCGCTCGGAAGACGTCTGAGTCTGCACGGCAAGGTTGATGTTGACGGCTCCCTTGGGGGAGAACCACCAGAGATACCCGAAGTGCGCGACGATCGAGCGGGCAGACGCGCAGCCGACGTCCGGGAAGACCACCTTCTGGAAGTCGGGAGTCTGGGCCCAAGCATCTCGATCCCGGAGGTTGGACTGAAACGCCGTGGTATTCTCTTTGGTGAAGACCAGGAGCAGCGGGTTCTCGACAGAGGGGGTCTCGGTCATGCCGGTGACCTCGCCTGGGAGGATGAAAGCGTTGATGCCGGAGGGCCCGATGTATTGGCCTTCGCGGAAGCTGAACGGATCGTAAATGTCCGAGGCGAACACGCGCCGGCCGTTGGCAACCCAGAGGCGTCCGCCAGACCAGACCATGTGCGTCCCGATCGGAGTCGTCTCGTCGCCGCGGATATGCCCACCCTTGGCCCCATCCCAATATGCCGGCGCCGACTTCCCGTCCTGGATCATCAGGACGGCCTGCGGGTTGATCAGCGTCAAGGAGTTGTCATCATTTCGGATGACCGACTGCTCCGCCCGCTCGAAGTAGACTTCCCGGACTCGATTGCTGAGCGCGATCCCGGTGATCTCGACGAACCCGTCGAACGGCGGCGTCGAAAGGTAGACCTTTCCGTCGATGACGAAGATGAACTGCACCTCGCCACCGGAGGGCCGAAACCACGTGAACCCCTGGAAGGTGCCCTCGGGCAACAGTAGCCGTTCACGGTAGCCGGGTCGGCACTGATAGATGCCGCCACGTCGGACCATGTTCATCGCGCGGGCCACGGCGCCCTCAGGCAACATCTCCGGGTCGCCCGCGGATTGCATCCCGAACTTGAACGTCAGGTCCCGATCAGCTACTCGTTCTCCACCAGCCATAATCAGTCAAGGTAGTCCTCGCCGGCCAGCTGCGTCGAGGGGTCGTGGATCTGCGGCGGCGACTGAACCGGGGAGTCGGCCGCTCGAACAGCTTCCGTCAGGAATCGCCGGGCCGTCGCTTCGAACCCAGCGGCCTGGGCGACGTTGCCCTCGTCGTAATACTTGAGAGCGTGAACCATCAGCTTCACGGCGATCGGAGATGGCAGCGGGATCTGATCGTCGAGCGACTTGACGGCGTAAACGCGCCGGCGATAGGCAACGCGGATCCAGTCAGCGTCCTTTTCGAGCTTGATCTGCTTATACATCGGCTCCGTCTCGTCGTAATCGAAGACGCCCAGCTGGGTCCCCGTCGACGTGTCGGAGTCGAACGAAGAAACCCGGATGCTTCCGACAGTCTGCTGTTTCCGGAAGCGAGCGATGCGAGAAATCGTCGGGGCACCCGCATCGGGAAGTGCGTAGCCAAAGATCGTGGGCACTTGGTAGCCGTCGACAACCGTGCCGTCCGCATTGACGGTCTTCAGTTTCTGATTCTGCGTGTCCCAACCGTAGACCCAGAGCTCGGCTCCTTCATCCGCTTCGTCTTGCAGGAACGCGACAATCTTCCCGGGGCGCTGCATGGGCCGGTAAGCCGGGACGAGACCGAAGTCCCGCCATCCGACTTTTCCGGTATCCCAGCAGTCGCCCGGACCATTCAGATGAAATTGAAACATGAAGTCCCGACCAATCGCGGGCTGGCCGTTAAGGTTGACAGACAACACCGTGTAAACCTCGCGCGGCAGCGTCACCAAGCGGTCCTTCACGCAGATGTCAACCACCCCGAAGAGCGGGTCGAATTCGCCAGTATTGGCAAGCACCTGAACGGCGTCGGTCACCTTCCGATAGATGTCCGGCAGACTGCACGCCCCCAGGATCTTCTTGAGGTCGTCGATGATGTCTCTGACGGTCACGATCATAATCAGTCCTCGTCTTCGTATTCGGCGCGGAGCTTGTCGAGGGCCTCCGATGCCGAGGGCAGTTTGCTCTTCTTCTCAGACTTTTCGGCCCGGACGGAGACGATGTCCTTCAGCTCGATCGAATACTCGACGGATACTTTGTCCCGGGAGGCCTCGACCGATTTGCGCCGGACACAAAACCGCACTGTCATCGTCCCTTCTTTCGGAAGGTCTGGGTCGTCAGCGCCAAACCGGAGGTAAACGCTGGGATACATGGGGCCCTCGTCCATGCGGAGGGGCTCACCAAGACCTTTGTCACTTTGCTGAAGACTGATTTCCATATTATTGTCTTTCCCAGGACCGACAGATCGTCCAGATTGAGGCGAGCTCCATATTCTGGCCCGCCCCCGCAAAAACCTTGCAAGACATCACCGGAGACATCGAGGCTTCCGGGAACCGACTGTTGAACAGAGCAACCTGGACCCCGTCGAGGTAGAATCGGGTCGTGCCAGCCACCGGGGCCAGCCGGATTTCCCAATCGTGCCAGTCGGTATCAGCAGCCGCTAGCCCTGTTGAAGCCGTCTCGCTGCCAGCGACGCCGTTATTGCACTGCGCCACCCACTCGGTGTCGCCCGAGGTATTAACGAAGAGGCGGAATCGAGCGTAATGCTGCACCGGCTCCTCAGGGTCCATGCCGGCGGGGACTGTCGAGATCAGGCCGAACTGACGGTCGGTATCCGCCACGCCACCAACGTTCCGAAAGCGCCCTTTCAGCAGTGTTGGTGTGAACTCGGTATGAACGAAGCTATTACTGGATAGCCAGTAGCCGTTGAATAGCACAAGACGGTTCGGTTGTCCACTCCCTGCGATAGTATACGTCGCTGAGGTCGCCGACGTCTGGCCGCCGATCAGCTGGCTCCAAGGCCCGAGACCACCAGAGGCTCCGGGAGGCTGCCACATCCCGATCTGGAACCCCGCGGCCAGCCCACGGCGCGCGATGATCGCCCATTCTTCCCAGGTGAGCCGCCGGCCTTCGCCGATCGCAGTCGCGATAATGACGACTTCCTCCGGAGTCGCGCCGGTCAGCGCCGAAAGACTCTGTATCGAGCGGACGACATTACGCAGCGAGACTTTTCTGGTCTCACCAGACTGGACGACAGGCATGACATCGTCCGGGAGGACGAATCCAGCGGCGGTCGTTGCGGTTAGTTTCTGGTTGGCCATTACCACTCCAAAGGCGCCCGGTAGCCAGCGCTCAGATAAAAGTCGAAGCCCTTGTTGGTTCCCGCGCGCGCCATACCGTAAGAGATCGAGGCTAGCGGCGAAGTCGGCAGCGGTGGGACTACAACCGGAACCGCGGTCCCGTTGATCCGAAACTCCAGATTCTGGCCCGCATCGTCGGTCTCTAATTCGAGTAGCATCAACGTCGTGGAGTCCAAAGCAACCCCGGTGTCGAGGTAAGCCACGGGGCCCGCGCCCGTCCGGACCAAGGCCTGCCACGTAGCGTGGCCCAGGCCGTCGCCGGCCCAGTTGCTAAAGCCGAACCCTACAAACTCCACACCCGGATCGGTCACCCCGATATTGATAGCGCCTCCGTCGTAGAGACCTAGCCAGATCCGGGTGTCGGTCGGATCCTGGAGGCGGACACGCCACTGATAGTAGACTTTGGCGCCCGGGAAAAAGTATCGTCCGCTAAACTGGAGGTTGGTGTGCCCCAGGATGAACGAAGAAACGGCGGCTTGGCACGGATACCGAGCGAACCGACCATACTCATTGCTCACCCCTACGTCCGTGTAGGATCCATTGGGGAACACGCCACATCCAACGGAAGCCACCGATCCTGAAACGGCTCCGGCCGCATTGGCCCAGATGTATTCCTCGACTTTGTCCCGGGAGTAAATCGTAGCCGCGCCCAGATTCAGCAGGGGGCCCAAATCGCCGACTCGGATCTTCTTCGCAACGCCAGCTTCCAGCATCAGAATCAGGTCATCGTCCGTCAGATCGTCAGCGAGCACCTCGGGCAGCGTCTCACAGACGGCGGCGATGCGATTCAGGACGGCGGACCGGGACGCGTGGGCGCCCAGCGGGTCCATCACGACGCAATAGATGTCGTCTGCGGTTACCGCTCCGCCGGCTTGCACCGGTAGCTCTGAGATCCTTTTGTCCATTACCAGGAAGTCGGTGTGACGTCAATCAGCACGATTTCGATGTTGTTCGCGGCGGTTCGACCTGACAGGGCATGCGCTTGCAGCCCAGCGGTAAAGTCGGGGAGGTTCGAATCAGCGACGTAAACCTCCACGTCGTCGATGTAAAACCGGACTTCTCCGGGTTCCGAAACGATGTCGAACTTCACCGGGACCGAGGAGTTGACCGCGATTCCCGTATCGTAATTGTGGGTCTCGGATGCCCCATCGTAGACTCGGCAGTGCCACGTGGTGTAAGTGCTGGCTGCCCAAAAGGCCACGCTTCGGACGTTAGGCGTATCGGTATCGATCGGGACCAACGAAACGGCGTTCTCGGATAGACCGATCGAGAATCGAGCGTCGGTATTCCGATTTGTCGCGGCCACGCAGCGGAATCTAACGCCCTGCTCCAGCCTGACTGCCGGATACGAGATTGGGCCGGCCGGAACAACGAGCCCCTGGCGGCGGATCCGCCCGTCGGTCGTTGCCGTCGGCGGAACGTTGATAAAGGTGCCGTAGTTGATCCACGGACCGGGGCCGTCGTAAAGCGCGGAGATGTTGTTGAAGGCCCCAACCGTTCGAAGGATCTGCCCCTCGGGGAGCAGACCGCCGATTAGCTCCAGGTAGGCGTAAAGCTGGAACACCGTGACGAACGAGGCGGTATCCGACTGGACCAGCCACATCTTGCTCTCGGGAGCTCCTTCCAGGAACCCGCTGGCGAGATCGTTCATCCCGTCCAAGAGGTCCTGAAACGTCACCTGCCGGCTGACTGCCGCCCCGGCCGGATCATCGACGATGTAGCCGGGAGTCGACGGCTGCAGGTCGGTTGCCTCGGGCAACGCTCCGATCAGTATTGTCCCGCCGTCCTCCGGCAGGACGTTCCCCTGGCCGTCCTCGTTCTGTAAGAAAACGCCGGGTGCGAGCAGCAGCCCGTTTTCGATTACCGGCGGCGGGACTGGAGGCTCGGGCGGGGTTGGCGGAGGATAAACCTCGCCAGGATACCGGACGCTGCGGATCGATCGCCGGGGCGCCGGTGGTTCCTCGGGCGTAATAGGACCAGACTGCGACGAGGATAGTTCCCCATCGCAGTCGGAGATGCGATCACGTTCGCGAACTGAAACCGCCTTAAACATTCGGGACCTTGTCCAGGCCCCGCAAGACAGGCATCAACGCCGCCAACATCCCAGGAGTCGGGGGCGCCCCCTCGAAGAGCCTGGGGGCTCCGATTGTGTGTAGCTCGATCTCGATGTCCTGGTTGGCCACCTCGATCAGCCGGGACCGGATCTCGGCCTCGGGCGTCAGCTTGAGTTGCGGGCTTTTTGTGACGATAGGGTTGCTGTGTCCTTCGACCACTTCTTTCTTGATCTGCTCTTCGATCAAAACGTGCTTGTCGATCTCCTCTTGGAGGGTGGTGATGTTCTCCGCGATCTCGATCAGAAGATGCGGATCCTTCAATTTCAGCCCGTCGATGGCTACGTGGCCACGGGCGAGATCACCGAGTCGTCGGACTTTAACTTTGATTTTGGTTTTCATGTCGGCCTTTCGTCCCCTATCTATCGCGGGAAACGAGGCACCTGTCAACGGAATTCTTTCCAATTCAAGGACACCCGAGCCGTGGGCGTTCCGGTCGCGGAGTAGCATACGACCGCGAGTCCGTATTGGGTGGTCCCGTCAGCTCCTACCGTCAAAGCCGCGCGGCCCTGAATGTCGCGCACGTTACCCGATCTTGACTGCGTGGTAGCAGCGAACAGCCCACTGGCAACCTTAACG